CGCTTGTCTGGGGGATCGTCCCACCACAAGCGGGCGATCTCGTAGTTATCGCGTGCGCCCTCGAAGGGGTTCTCGATCCGGTCGATCACCCCGGCGTGTCCGCGCCAGGGTGAGTGATCTCCGGTATAGACCCAACGCTCGCCCTTCTTGACGGGTAACTTAGGCTCCATGTCGTCTCCACTACGGTAGTGGTCACGCTCCACACTTGGGTTCTCGCTCCTGATCGGGCTCGCGCTCACCTAAGGGGTTCTCGCAAGTACGAGGGCTCGCGCATGAGGCTGGGTTCTCGCAGTTTAATGGGCTCGCGCGTGGGGCAGGGTTCTCGCTGATTGTGGGGCTCGCGCATTGACTAGGGTTCTCGCAGTACAAAAGGCTCACGCCGCTCGTTGGGTTCTCGCCAGCACTTTGGGCTTAATATTCCAGCACCTGCTGGTGAAACAGCTCCAGCAACATGCCCTGGAAAGTGGCACGTTCACGTAGACGCTTGTACGCTAACCGCTCCACCGGGGTCCCAATCAGGTGGGCAATAATTGTTTTCGACAGTTGTCCGGGTCTTACGATACGAGCGTTGGCTTGCTCGTAGGTTTCATAATTATTGGTTGGGCCGAACCAGACGATGAGGTTGGCGGCGGTTAGGTTTAGCCCATGAGACATACAGCCGGGGTGCGCGACGATCACCCTCGGCTCGGGTTCCTCCTGAAAGGCGCGGAAGGTCTTGTTTCTAAACCCGACCGGCGAGCCGCCGTGGATCACCGCAACGCTGGTCTCCTTTTGGAGGGCCGCAGCGACGCCCTCTAACGCGTGGATGAACGGCACGAAGACGATCACCTTGCGGCTGGTGCTCGCGACCAGCTCGCTCAGCATGTCGATCCGGTTGTCGTTGGATAATTTTATTTTAGTTCCCTTGTCGGAGTAGACATACCCCAAGGAAACTTGAAGTAACTTGCTCTGCAGCACGCCCTCGTTGACGGCGGTCACCACCTCGCCGCGCTGGGTCATCATCGATGCCTTATCGAACAGCAGCTTGTACGCCTTGCGCGTCTCGGGTTCGAGCTGCACCTGATGGTCCCGATAGATCGTCGGCGGCAGCTCGATCACGTCGGTCAGCGCGAACCTGACGCTCGGCTGCATCTGCTCGTACACGATGTCCATCGCCTGCGGGCGGTTCACCCACTTGAAGCCGGTGATCTGGCGCATCGTCATGTCCTTGAACCGGTTCAGCGACGTGCTGGTCCGGTCGGGGGTGAGCAGCCTGATCTGCCCCCACGCATCGGTCGCGGCCTTGGGCACCGGCGAGCCGGTCAACCCCCACACAAACTGCGGCGGCTTCGCGCCGCTGCGGATGACGGCGTTCGCCGCCTTCCACAGGTCGGTTGACTTATTGCGGAACGTCGCCTGTTCGTCGATCACAAAGATGTCGAAACCCTTTTTGATCAGCGCGTCGCGCATCAGCGGCAGGCCGTGGTGGTTGATGATGTAGAAGTCGGCGTCATCCTCCAGGCGCTCCAGCCGCGTGCGCCGGTCGCCGTGCAGCACTCTTACCCTGGCAAGAGGCAACAGCCGAAACAGCTCGGCCTCCCAAACGGGGGTTAAAGTAGACAGGGGGGCGGCGATCAGCACCCGCTTCGCGCCGGCGTGCCGGCGTAGATAGTCCGCCGCCCAGATGACGGCGCGGGTCTTACCGGTGCCAAATTCATTCAGCACATACGCGCTCGCGCTCTCAGTCAGCAGTGCTGCCGTGATCTTCTGGGTGTGCCAGGGTTTCTGGTTGCACCAGTCGTAGCGCGTGAGGATCGGCGCGGGGACGGGGATGCCCAGGTTGCGCGCGACCTTCGCCTCGGCGTGTTGATTGGGGACCAGCAACATGCGCTGCCCCTGGTAGTCGAGAGCGCGGGCGTGCGGCATCACGCTCGCGAGGTCCTGCCTCCAAGGCACGACAATGTGATTAGCGTCGGCGGTAACAAACATTCCTACACACTCCTGTTGCCCACTACCGTAGTGATCCATTGTTCCAGTTCCACTATCCGGTCGTAGCTGTTGATGACGAAGACGCGTGCGCCGCTCTGTTCAATCTCGCTTATTGTCATTTCCTGCATCGGGGTTGGCTTGCCACCAATCCGTTTCGCTTCGATCGCAAAGCCAAGTCCACAGCAGAAACCTATATAATCCAATGTCCTGCGTCCGTACCCTCCCGGCACCGGCATATAGGCGTACACATGCGGGCGGTAACGATCCAGCACCGCCTTGATCCCGCGCTTGATCTTCGTCTCTGGGGTCATGCCACCAGACACAAATAGGCAAGGAACGCCTCCGGTATCAGGACGGCGGCATTTCTGCCGTCAGATAACTGCGTCGGTTGCAGGCGGGTCTCGAACTCCCGCCCGTCCTCGGTAACAAACACGGCGATGGCGGCAATGAAGTAGGGGTCCATGCGCAGCCGCACGCTCAGACGTTCGCGTAGTCCCTCGGGGAGCTGCTCGTAGAGCGCCGCGAACACGGGATGGCAGCGCACCGCATCCATACCGGCAAGCGGAACCCACCGCTTCGTCATTGGCGGCGGCGTCATAATTCCGCGAAAGGTGTTTCCTGGGAGGACCATTACCCTCTCCCGTGATACGGACAGCTCGTGACGTGGCACCACCGCTTGCACAGCCCGTTGGGTTTAGCCGGAAACTCCTGCGTCTTAACCGCCATGCGCAGCTTGGCGACCCTTGGTAAAACCTCGGACCAGATTTCCGGCAAGCTCTCCTGGGTATACTCCGCGCGCTCGACGTGGTTGTGATTGACGAACATCAGCACGGCGCGCACCCGTTCGACCTTTGGCATGTAGTGCATGATCGTCGCCGACATCAGGCTCATCTGCGTGTCGTCGCTCGTCACCTTGCCGGTCTTGTAGTCGATGACGGAGGCGCGGTTCTTGTTGATGTTGCAGAAGTCGAGCACCGTCCTGAACCACGTCCGCTTGTCGGTCCACCCGCACGGCTGGTAGTCCTCGGTCAGCGCCAGCTTCTGCTCGGCGTAAATCTCACCGGGCATCGTCATCAGCTTGGCGAGCAGCGTCTCATGCTGCACCAGGGGCAGGGGCAGGGGCGTACCCTTTCTCACCCGCAACTCGAACGCCTTATGTGTGTCGCTGCCCTCGAACTGCGCCGCGTTGCCGTCGCCCACGTCCTTGGCGATGTCGTAGTGCCAGTGCCGCTTCGGACATGTTTCAAAATTTTTGAGCCGGGAGTAGCTCCAAGAGAAGCCACTACGGGTAGTGACAACCATGTTCATAGCACTGCCCTCACTGCACAAAAGATCAGCACCCACAAGACGAGGTTGACGGCGGTTATCAATAACCCAATGTGCCCGCAGGTCATCGGCGGGGTCCTCCTTGATGGGCGTTCGAGATCGCCCGGTTGTTCACGCCGAAATGAACCGCCGCGTCCATGTTGTTGTTGGCTGGATGCGTTCTGAAATACTGGACCACCTCGGCCTGCGTGACCTTGCGCTCGCGACGCGGCGGCGCCTTGCGGATCGGCGGGCGCCGGTGCAGCTCAGCCGCTAGTTCCAGCAGCCGGGGGATGCCCAGGTTCTGACCGTGCATCAGCAGCTCGACGCGTATCTCGGGTATCCTCATTTGAGTTCGCCCTCGATTTCGATAATCAAAGTATTAATGTGGTCACACCATAGACCAAGGATATCTAATAGTTCGCGGCGCACTTCTATTTCTGATCCGTCTTTTGTATCGTCATAAGAAGTTACGTACTGGCGAACGGCGCGACGCATATCGTCTATGCCAAATCTTATAGTGACCGGCGGCTCCATCCACCACACAGTCATGTCGTCATCATCGTACTTAAAATCAGTGTAGCTAAAACCGTTACGGCTAACACTGCGGTCGCCGTCAACCCAAACGCTACAACCCCAGTCGAACTCTAACTTATAGGCGCCGATGATCTCCTGAAAATACTTAGATATTTCTTCACATTGTTCGTAGGTAAACCCTTTGTCTTCGAGTGTTCCGACATATAGCTCATCCATCGAGCTGATATCGTTCGCCGCCGCCATGCGGGCGGGGACCAACGCGTCGCTCTCCAGCGTGGGGTTATAGTCGAGCGGCTCAGGCTCCGGTTCCGGTTGCCGCCACGGGTTATCGTCCCGCGATCTCGCCATCCAACCGGGCGGCGGTGCTTCGGCCTTGTAGTTGCGCGCCTCGATGTCATCGGCCATGCGCCGCAACTGCTGTGCGCCTATCTCGTAATGGTCAGCGGCGGCACGATAGATCGTCGCCTGCCGGCGCAGCACGCTGGCGTGGTCGTCGAGTTGATCGCCGCTCATCTCATCCATGAGCTGTTGCACCGTCTTCATTGGTTCACCCTCCGCTCGGCATCGTCTGCCTCCACGTCAGAAATGTAGATGGCGACAATTTCGGTAAGTCCGCGTGGTGATATGCCTAACTTCCACGAGTGTAGGTGGTAGCCCTCCTTCGCGAAGGCGTTCAGGTCAGCCTCGAAATCAACGGTGCAATTGCCCATAATTTCTTCGGTGTAACGGCGAACAACCAGCATAACTCCCCTCCCTTCACGCATTAACTCGTCGCTCCGCATCGAGCAACGTCACACCCCAGCCGCCTTCGCTGGCGAGCGGCAGGTCGGGCGCCCAGGTAGGCGGGGTGCGGAACTGCCAGTCCAGCTCGGCGTCGATGTCCTCCGCTTCACTAACAGGGACACAATAGTCCAGGCTGTCGTGGGTACTGAGGAAGGGTCGATGCCCGGTGAGCTGGTACACCCGCACCATGATGTCGGTGACGATGATGCGCGACAGCGCCTGTGACACATTCTCCGTCACCTTCGCGCCGTACACCCGCTGCGCCCCGCCGTAGGGGTCGTTGTAACAGGGCTCCAAGTCACCCGCCGGGTTCTCAAAATAACGCATCTCCGGGTAGGCGATCTTGAGCCCGTTCGGCAGTACGATGCTGTCGAAGTCGGCCTTGATCGGCAACCGGTCGAGCACCGCGTAAGCGGACGAGCGGGCGCGTACACCACGCAACGAACGCTGCCCGATGATCTCGCCGATCAGGTAGCCCAACGCGTTCCACAGGTCGGGGATTTCGACAAAGGTAGTGCGGTAGTGGTTGACGATCCGCTTGGCCTCGTCGTCGCTCGCCCGATAGCTGATACCACCGTTGCCGATAAACAGCATGTGGCGGAACCGATACGCGCCGCAGCCGTAACCAAGCCCCAGGATCGCCGTCTTCCCGACAAACCTTTCCTTGATGTGCTGGTGCCGGTCCACCACGTAGCCATAAACAAGCGAAGCAAACTCCGAATACACGTCGCGCCCTTGATTAAAGGCGATGAGTAAAGGTAAACAATATGCCATCCACGCCGTCATGCGCGCCTCGATCTGGCTCGCGTCGCGATGCACGATGCGCCATCCCGGCGGAGCCAGAATGGCCTCGCGGATGCGTGAGCCCCGCTTGAAGTTCTGCCAGTTCGTCCCGTCATCCCCCGACAGGCGGTGCGTCCTCGCGCCTGAATACTTCAGGGGCACCGGCGCCCAGCCCATGCCCTGCATCGGCCAGGAGGTGTTGGCTAATCTCAGCAACGCCCTGGTTCGGGTTTCCTCGATCGTCGATTTGACGGCGAGCCGCGCTGCCAGCAAGGCTTGCACATAGATAGGCTGGCTCTCGTCGGCGCAGAGTTCCTTAAAGGCCCAGTCATTTTTTGCAATTGCTGGAATTTCCTCACCGGTCGCCGGCGATATCTTCATCGGCACATCGACGCCGGCATCTTCCAGCAGCGCAGCGAATTTTTTATTGGACGAGAATACAGCTTTATCAAGCTGTTCCACCTCGGCCATAACCGCCGCCTTCTCGGTCTGCACCTCGTCGAGATGCTCGGCCAGGAGCTGATCGTCGAGCTGGACTTGGGGTAATATCCCCATGCGGAGTACGAGGTCGATGATCTGCAGCTCGTGCGCGGTGAAGCACGGGCGCAGCCGCTGGAAAATGTCGTGGCAATTCTCGTTATCGCGTTCGCAGTACGAGCGGTACGCGCTCAGCTCGGCGGGGGTGAAATCGGCGAGCCGTTTTCCTATGGCCCGCGTGACTTCATCGCCCTTGGGCGGCAGCCCGATGTAGTCGGAAACCGCTCGGAGAGAACTCTTGCCGATCCGCCAGTGCGTCGTCGCCCGCGCCATCGACAATGTGTCGAGATAGAGTTTCGGCACGTAGCCGAAGCGCCACGCGAGGATCGCGCCGTCGAACCGGGTGTGGTGCGAGACCCATGCGACACGCGCCCAGTCGAGTTGACTGAGCGCGTGCGCGATGGCGTCGTACCCGACATGGGTCACAGTCGGCTGGTTGCCGACCTTAAGGGCCAGCATTATCGCCTCGAACCTAGGGTCGAGGATATACTCAGCCTCGGACATTTTTGAGAGGCTGTAGTCCCGATCGTAGTAAGTTTCCCAATCCCCGGTGATGATCATTAGACGCGCCCTCGATTGGGGTTCTCGCATTGGAAAGGGCTCATCACATTATGATCCTTCTACTTTCGGGGTCAACTTCCAATCTTCAATCGTGCACTGGACCGGTGCCTTATCGACGACGATGCCGTGCATCTGCGCCCCGGTGAACAGCGCAGAGATCACTTCCATCTTTTCCTCGTTATCGACAAACCAGTCATACGCGCCGCCGCTGCTCGGCCAGTCGAACGCGTTGGTATTCCGGGGCAGGTGGCGCACCCGCTCGGCCCACGGGTTGCCCATCTCCTGCGCGACCACCGTCATCCCCGGCCAGCGCTTGATCAGCGAGGCGAGGGTGCCGCCATGACAGCGGGATAAAAATTCATCGATGATCCTCTTGGCGACGCGCATCTGGCGCGCATACTCAAGCGCCGGGTCGAGCCACGCGTGGAACGCCTCCCGCTTATCGGCGGTCAGCGCGGCGAGGTTGAACCGCCGGGTCCCGCCGGCGAAGTAAGGATACTTCAAATCCCTCGACACGATCTTCAGCGTGACCATCGCCTCGGGGGTGACCACTTGCACGTCCAAGGAGTTGGCCTCGTGATGGTACACCTTTGCCTCCTTGACCATGCGCCACGCCTCCTGCAGCTCACGCGGCCACACGCAGTCGAACGCCTCCTGCGCCGTCAGCGGAAAGTCGAGCAGCCGCAGCGCGAGCGTGCTGTCGATCAGGTCGTTGGCTTTTCTCTTGAACTGCCGCAGGGGTTCAGGATTGGTCTTATAGTTTGGCATCTTCACACTCCGTCTGTTCGCCCCGGTGAACCGTCAGTGGCACCGACATGCGATGATGTTCAAAGGAAACTTGGTAGTAGCCGGTCATGCCGTCTGTCGTCATCCCGACCACTTCAACACTGGTCTCGCCTCCCCAGTTTATTTTTGATAACTCGATCGCGAACGCCTCCGCTGCCTCCTTCATCCACTGCTTCACCACTACGGTAGTGGTTTGGTCGTTGGTGAAGCGCCAGTACGGCGCTTCACTTGGGTCGTAGATGCCGGGGTCCAGGGTCATGCGTCACCTACTTCGTCGACGCTCACCACATCAGGCGGGCCGTTAGTCATAAGAAACCGCCACCCCGTAAAGTCGATTTGCGCAGCTTTTTCCAGCGCTATGCGCTCAGCATCATCGCTGTTCTCAGCCTCGACGTAGATCGTGGCTTCCTCGCTGAGGAGCTGCGTCAGCCCTACCTTGAACTTCATACCGTGATCCTCACGGTGTCGCCCCACGGACCCTTGATCTCCGTGGTCGCGCACCAGATGACTGGGTACTTGGGCTCTTGCGGCCAGCTACTGGGCATCATGTCCGTGAGGTACACGAGGGTATCAGGAATAATATTTCTTTCAGACAACCACTCGAACGCCGGCTGGAACTCCGTGCCGCCGCCACCGGGCGAACCCTCCTGGCGGATATGCGACAGCTCGTCGAGGCTGCGCGCCTCGTCCACCCGCTGCACCTTGGCGTCGCACCACATGAGCATGACCCTTTTGGGCTTACAATCATTCAGCACGCCGCCCACCTCGGCAAAGCACGCGGCGAGTTCCTTCTCACTAACCGAGCCGGAATTGTCCACGACGCACACCACCAGCTCGGCGCCGTAGCCGCGCCGCCCCGGCATATAGACCATCGGGTTTAAAACTATCCTCCTTCTGTTCGGGTGGTCCCAGGTTTCCCGCCGGTTGCCGACTTTACCGGTTAGAACTATTCTAATGTGTTCACGCCAGTTAACTTGCGGCTGGAGGATTTCGTCGATCATCCGCTTGATGTTCGCCGGCAGCTTGCCCGCCCGCTTCGCCGCCTGCTCGGCACGGGCGATGGCCTCCCGAAACTCGACCTCGTGCGGCACGTCGTCTACCCCCTGCCCATCGCGCTCGGGCGGCAGCACCTCGTCAAAGCGCCCGTTGTTCGCCTGGGCCTGCTTGTCGCGGTCGCCGCCCTTCTTGCCGGTCGCCTCGCCGTAGGTGTTCGGCCTAGGCAATTGCTGTTGCTGACCATGTTGCTGACCACTGGCACTACCGGTAGTCGGCTGGCCTTCCTCATCGCTTTCCTCGTCACCCTGTCCACCTTGCGGCGGGCAATTCGGCTGCGGGATCGTCGGCACCGGCGGGGGAGGCGGCGGTGGGGGAAGTTTCTTGTAGAGCTTGACGTAGACATCCTCGGCCAGCTCGCTGGCCTTGATGTCGGGGTCGTACAGCCACGCGGGATTGCACGTCCCGATCTTGCTGGCCACGAGGTCGGCGTTGATCACGTAGTCCGCCGCCGTGTTGAACAGGTCCTGCATGAAAGGCAGCCCCTTCAGCTCGCCGGCCTGAAGGTAGTAGCGCATCCGTATCGGGTGCTTGTAGATGACGTGATACACCTCGTGCGCCAGGGCAAAGCACCGCTCCGTGGGCTTGAGCGTGGCGAAGTAGGCCGGGTTCACGAAGATGCGCTTGGCGTCCGTCGCGAGCGTCTTGATGGCGCGTGTCGGCCACATCTCCATCTTGTCGTAAAAGTAATACGAGAAGAACGGAGCGTAGATCACAAAGGAAGCCATGGCTTCCTCCATGATCCGCTGATCGGTGCTGTTGAGGGTTACTTTCGGCGGTAACATTTCACACTCCATTACTCGGGTTGGTTGGGTAGATCATCGATTAAATCGGCGTGCGGCATCTCAGGTTGATCGGGCAACTCGACCTGTTCGAGTTCCTCAAGTTCAACCTCGGTCCAAGCCTCCATCCAGTTGGTGTAGGCTTGCCCCGCGTCGCCGTCCTGCCACTTCTCGGAACGTTCCTCGTAGTAGTCCTCCATCTTCTGTGCGATCTCGTCGCGAAACGTCACCGCGTCGCCGAGCACACCGTTGTATTCGTCGATCGCCAAGCCGAGCCGCTCGTGCGCGCCCTCAAAGGCTATCCACGCTTCCTCGATTGCGTTACCTCGAAGGTTCAACACCTCCACAAACAACTGACGTTGCGTCATCTGGTCCTTGCTGAGCCTCTGCATTTTTTACAGCCCCCACTTCGCCAGCTTGTCGATGATCTTCTGGCTCTCCGAAGCGGTCTCCTTGCGCAGACCGTCGTTCTTGCGCAGCGTCTCCGCGTCGAGCCCGGTCAGCAGCACGTCGATATCACGAGCGATTTCATCTGCCAGTGTGTTTCCTGTAACGTTCCACCCTGGCAACATCGTGATCAGGTCACGCACCGCCTCGATGGACGCCGCCTTGAAGATTTTACCCTCGCCCTCCTCGTCGGTGGTCAGCCTATCGAGCAAATGCTCGATAGGCGCCCTGACGCGCCGCCACATCTCCTCCTGCACGATCTGCGCCTGGGTGTCCTGGCGCCCCTTGAGGTGCTTGCTGAAGCGCTCCAGCATGTGCTCGTCCATCGCGCCGAACTGCTCGCTGTCGGGCACGGGCCAGAAGTCGAAGTGGACGTTGAACTTCGCCCGCACCTGTTCAGGTGTCGGGTAGCTCATATCGGTCACCATCGTCCCGAGGTTGCCTTTGGCCTGGATCACCAGGTCAGGATAGACCGCGCAGAACTCGTCGAGTTCGTTGTAGGCTTCGCGCCGGCGCTCGCCCAGCTCGGCCTCGTATGTATGCACCAAAAGATGGGGCAATAAACGTGGACCCTCGACCCGCGACGCCCGCCGGTTGCTGACCCACGGCAGGGTCAGCTCCTTGTGCCGCGCCTGCACCGCCTTGAAGGCGTTGCGGGTGCGCTTCAACTGGCTGTCGGCTCCGGTCATCAGGTACTTGATGACCTTACCCACGTCGCCCCGCGCGCCGTGGGTGCGCTTCACCTCGTCCATGAGGTCGGGGTCGTTCTGCGAAGCCTCCCACATGGAGAGGCTCACGTCAGCCAGCATGGCCGCTTCCCTGATCGCTTTTGTTAAGTCTTTACTCGATATGGGGGAGATGTCGTTCACTTGAGTTACTCCGGTTTCACTACCAGTAGTGGTGGGGGAAAAGCCGCATCGGCCTTTGCACTGGTTGGGACACTGGCTAAGCGTCCCGAACCCGAGCCAGCACTTAACTTCTCGCGGCACGAAGAATGTCCTTGTTGTCGACCAGCCACTGCTGGACCTCACGCAGGGGCATCAGCGCCTTGGCACGACGGATGTGCGCCATCGTCTGCTCGGTGTCCTTGTCCTCGTGACCGCCCAGCATCACGTCGAACGCGATACGCTGCATCTCGGTGCTGAAGCGCAGCACATAGCGGGTGATGGCTTGGGCTGTATCTTCAGTAACTTGGTCTGCCAACATGTACGAGCACACCATCTGCGCGTCCTTACCCGCCGGCACCTTCGCAGAACGGGGGTTCTGGAAGATGTCTTCCAACGCCGGTATCTCGTTGGCAAAGCGCATGTGGGTGAAGAACTGCCCTTGGGCGTGCTTGCCGATCCAGCCCTGGCAGATTTCCGCCGCCATCAGGGTCATCGGCAGCTTGTCGTTGGCGATGTCCTGCTCGGTCATCATCACCCGCAGGTCCGCGTCCATCTTGCACAGCGTGCGTGCGGTGCAGAACGGCTCGGGCTTGTCGGGGACTTCCCTTGGAAAAACAATATCGGGTTGCCTCGCAATGAACGCCCTGGTCAGGATGTGCGGGCGATCGTCGTCGGGCAGGTCCTCAAGGTGACGTAACAAACAACCCGGATCACCCTCGATCTCCATCAAGCCGTGACGGTTGATGATGTGCATCAGCTCGCGGTTGGTACCCGACCGGTCGCTGGTCCGGTTCTTGGCACCGACCACCCGCCATGCAGGAGGGAGAAAATGCGTGCCGACGTTGCCGTCGAGGATCAGCGGCGCCGCCGCCTTGCGCACGTCCTCGTCCGCCTGACCCCACTCGTCGAGAAAAACCACCCCCACTTCAGGAACCTCACCGTCCCAAGTGCCGGGAGGGTAAACCTCCCCGTCGGGGGTGAAGACCCAGATGTTGTCAACGTCCGGCATCCACGGGGGTAAAGAAAAAACAGTTCTTGGAACCCCGCCCTTGTCGTCCTTGATGGGGATCATAAAACCCCGGATGTCGGGGGTCGTCAGGTTGGCGATCATCTCGATGACTAAACCGACTGGGCAAGCCAGTCGTTTAGCGAGACGAGCGCACATTTGTTCTATACTCTTGCTCTTGCCGACACCGGGTCCCGACTGCAGCATGTACCCGTTGGCACGGGTGCCCCTGCGGATCGCGTCGATATGGGTGTCGATGAGATGCGCTCTTGCTTGTTCGATATTCATCGTAGTCACACTCTCCACTACCGGTAGTCACCAGGGACAATCCCTGGTAACGCCCTGTGTATAATAGTACAATCCTCATAGTTTCAGGTCAATAAAAATCTTTGACGGTAAAAACAGGGTAAAATTAATCGCTGTGGAATATCAGATAGTTATCGGAAACTGTCACCGACACTACTGGTAGTGGTGCCGGTGACAGCTCGCGCTCGAGCAAGGGGTTCTCGCTATTCATGGGGCTCGCGCAGATCGTTGGGGTTCTCGCCAACTGCTGGGCTCGCGCCTCATCAAGGGTTTTCCGCTAGGTAAAGGGCTCGCGCCGGGGTAAGGGGTTCTCGCCTAACGTTGGGCTCGCGCTTGATCAAGGGTTCTCGCAAGGCACCAGGCTCGCGCTCATCGTAGGGGTCATCGCAATAAAGGGGGCTCGCGCAAATCGTGGGGGTTGTCGCTTATGACCGGGCTCGCGCTTAGGGCTGGGTTTCTCGCTCAAGATTGGGCTCGCGCCCACGTTTGGGTTCTCGCTACTCGTAGGGCTCGCGCAATTTCAAGGGTTTGTCGCTCCAGATTGGGCTCACGCTCCTGCTAGGGGTTCTCGCTGATGGTTGGGGCTCGCGCCGCTCGAAGGGGTTATCGCAACTATTAAGGCTCGCGCCTACTTTCGGGTTGTCTTGATCGCGCGATGCGACAGCCAAGCCCATTGGTAAATTTCACACGGACACGCAAATGGATGCCGCCTCCATGATGCTCGCATCCTTATTCTCCTGGGCTTATGCAGGGATCGGGGGTGGGATGTAGTCGACGTGGTGCAAATGACCGATGGGGTACGGCACCGGCGACGCTTGCCCGGTGCGGATCAGCCACACTTCGTTCATGTGAGACAAAAATAACTTCACCGCCCAGCGTCGTGCCCTCGCGTCTATCTGCGAGGGTGGCAGCCGGCCCTCGGCGTAATGCTTATAAGTGGGTGTATCCTTGGCAAAACGAGGCAGCCACTCCTTCGCGGTCTCGACCCGTTTGCCGGTATCGGACATCATCTGTTCAAAGGCTTTTCGCTCGCGGTATTTTCTTCCGTAGAAGCAATCTTCACGGTTCGAGAGTTTCATAAACGACTGCCCCGCGTGCCAGCATATGGTCTTGAGCTGCACGTTGAAGGGGCGCACCTGGCCCGCCTTCCACGGTTTCTGGTCGGCTGCGGCCCACCCGACGAATGAATTGATATGACCAGCCGTGGGTCTGGGCACCTCCAGATGCGCGAGAATGCCCGCGCTGATCACCGGCCCGATCCCGACGATCTGCCGCATCCAACTACCCATTATATGGGCAGTTGTATAGGTATCCAGGGCGCGCTTGATCTGGCTCTCTAAAATTCTCGACTGATTAAAAAGCCAGTCGATTAGGACGTGGGGTTCTGGCGTTGTCAGAACTTCACCAGCATCTTCCTCGACCACGACGCCCCTCGCCATCGCGCGGATTTGGTTCGCCGCGCGCTTGCGGTTTTCCTGCGATGTGTAATACGCATCGACCAAAAATCTGGCTTCTTTTGGACCCATCGTGCGGGCGGCGTTGGCTAAATCTCTGGTTAACCTGATGACAGACGGCGCGTGCTCGATGATTTCCTCGTCATCGACATAGGTCGCATAGGCTGGCGATGCCATGTTGTTCCCTCCCACTTAACTACGGTAGTGGGATAAGTAAGAACTCCATAGTATGACACGTCAACGAAAAAAAGGGCCGGTCTCTCGACCGGCCCCCCGCGCTGTACAAAGGGGTCATCGCGCGTTGTAGGGCTCGCGCCCGACGGAGGGTTCTCGCGGTGATACGGGCTCGCGCCAGTCATCGGGGTTATCGCGGAGGATTGGGCTCGCGCTCGTAGTCGGGGTCATCGCTTCTTGAGGGGCTCGCGCCGCTTGTCGGGGTTATCGCTCATGTGCGGGCTCGCGCTCGTTGCAGGGGTTGTCGCATATAGCTGGGCTCGCGCTCACCTTAAGGGTTCTCGTCGTCAACTGGGCTCGCGCACCAGAAAGGGGTTATCGCTTGCTTCAAGGCTCAAGGTGCTTGCGCTCTCGTTATACAACACTCACGGCGCCGGCCACAACCCGACCCACCCGACGAAGGTCATGTCTCCCCTCAGAATGTTCAACAACTGCGGGAGTTCGTCGATGTTCATCCCACGCATGAAGCCACGCATGATGCGGGGGTTGCGAAAATTAAAGCAGTTAAAAACCCTACCGTTCAATCCAGTGCAGGGTACGCGGTGCAGCACCGGCCCCCCATCCAACAGCTTGATGACAAGCGGGATTACGCATAACAGCGGCAAGAGCACAAGTGTTAATATTGATGCAGCAAAGACATCGAACGCGCGGCTTGAAATTAACGGTTGCGTGGCCCAGGTGGTTAAATCCTCGATATACACCTGCTCGTCTACCGTATCCGCGCTCAACTGCACGATGACGCCGTACTCGTACAGCATCTGAAGCGGGCAGTTCATGTTCAACAGCGCAATCAACGCTGTATTCGCGTCGCAGATCGCAACGTCGGGATTGATGCCCGTGCGGTCCACCCAACCGCGAGCCAGCTCGATCAGCCCGTCGCTGTATTCGAGGTCGATTTCAAACGAGACACGGTGGCGCATGGGGGATGCCTCCGAGGTTCGTGCTCGGATAAAAACAACGCCCCTGGCGGGCGTTGTCAAACAATTTATCGGCTTATAGATGTTATCTTTGTAATGCTGGCGGACGCCAGCATAAACAAAAAAACCCGGCAGCGCAAGGCTGCCGGGTTGGTTTTTTAACTACTACCGGTAGTGGGACTGTCAGTGGCAGTCGACCGTCCACCCTACAGGCAAGGAAATTATCCCGCCGTTGCAGTCACGCACCAGCTTGTGCGGCAGCACCGCTGGTGCAGGCAGCGGTGCTGCCGTGACGGGGCTGCGCAGCATATCACGCACCCGCTGCTCGTTCTGCAGTTCTTCGAGCTGTATGCTCAGGTCCTGGGCATGTTCCTCGATCGCATCCTCGATGTCATCGAGACGCGATGTCAGGCTCTCGGCGTGCGCGACCTGGGTTAACCCCAGGATCGCGACCCCAGCCAGTAGAAATTTCCTCATCAGAACCCTCCCGGCGCGCACTGGAGGCAGGTATACCCCAGCTCACGCCACATATCGACCACCTGCTGGCGGTCATCGACAAACAGAATGGGTTCATACCCATCCTTCAACATGGCCGCGAGCAGGTCCTTCTTACACTTGTAGTCGGGCCGGTGGTCGCCCGCTTTGCGCATGTAGAGCGCGTCGTACATCAGGCCCGCACGCTCCAGCCACGCCTCGGTCTGCTCGCGACATTCATCTGATCGCCCCGACATGATCACCATCTTGCAGCCGGTGTAGCTGCGGAACGTCGAACACCTGAGCGTATTATACAGCTCGGCGACGGGCTCGATCACCGCATCCTCGCCGCACGCAGCGAAGAAACCCGACCAATCCTTATCGGGCTTCAAGACGTACCACAGCCGGTGGGTAGGATCGGCTAGCGTCCCGTCGAGATCAAACACGTAACATTTCATTACTCACCATCCTTTCGCACACGCGATCAGCACAACCGCGATGAACCCGAAAATGAACACCATCTGCGCCATTTCCCGACGCTCGTACACCCACCAATACGCCGCGACGAGCCGTGCCCATAGCCATCGGCTGATATGCCACACAAGACAGAACACCACCACATCCACCGCCGCAACGACGTAACCCTCTAGTGACGGAGCCTCGTACACCATTCTAATCCTCCACTACGGTAGTGGAGCGGCGGTTATCCCGCCGCTCCATTGGGTTTAATGCTCTAAGTACGGCTGCGTCCGGCTCGTGTCCGGGAGGTTTGTATAAGGTTGCGTCACACCTGTATAAGGCTGCGTCGTCCCAGGTGTACCAAGGGTCTCGACGATGCACCTGCCCATGTCGTGCATCGCCGCTTCGGAGCCCGCGAGCGAGCCTTTCCACGAGCCCTCGTTGCCGTCGAAGAAGATCGTTATTTCCCGACCGGTTCGCAACATGTCGAGAAACTCCTTATACCAGTGCTCGCCGCTGCGCGGGTTGGTGTGATTGTTGAACGTATACTCAAGCATGCTGCCGCCTTGGGGGTTGCGGAAGCCGGTCATCGGGTACTGCACCACGGGTGCGTTGTCGACCTGTACCCGCACGTTCACCTGGGTGCCGTCAGGGATGTTCCAGCTTTGCTTCCAGACGTGAAAAAACAGCGATTGAGCTACACCCATCTTCACCGCGAACATGCGCTCGGGACCCCTGGTGATAGCCGCGCATTGCGGCTTACCATTGGTGTCCAAAGCCTGCAACGTCTCCCACGAGCCGTAGTAATGTCGGATGTCGTTCGCGTGCGCCTGACCCGACCCAAATAACACAGTCGAAAGTGCTGTGCTCATCAACAACTTACGCATAGTCTGTCACCTTTCACACTCAGTTGATGCAGTCACTACCAGTAGTGCTGCTAGCTGCCCACCGTCGTGGCGATGGGCAGTTGAGCAGAACTACACCGAGTACGCCGCGCTGCCGCACTCGGGACAATTCTTGGGGATGTAGAACTCGTTGAGGCACTCGCCGCAACGGTACTTCACCTCACCCTGAGGCTTCTTTTTTAACACTTTTCGCAAAACTTCCATGCGCTCACGCGGGATCGCGTAGGCGTTACAGTCCGCCGGCCCCCGAAAACTCGGTGCGCGAGACAGCAGCACGAGCGTGTCGAACTGTTCCTTGGTAAGTTTCAAGGTAACCATTTTAGACACCTTTCTCGTTGTAACCGTTGATGGTCAGGTTGATCAGTAAGCACACATTGGCCGGGTTGAGGTACAACCCGAACGCACGCACGATCAGCTCGGGGTGCTTGTTGTTTCTCGACCAGCGAAAGGAACCCTCGTTCACTTTCACCATCATGTCGGGATGCGCGTCGTAACGCAGGCACGCCGCCGCGAGCGCCTCGCGCTGGGTGGGATACCAGCGGTCGCGCTGTTGACCGTACTCATCGTTGAGACGCCACAGCATTACATGTTCCATAAGTCACACTCCTGAAAGTGCCGCCACTACCGCGTAGTGGCAGTGGCGGCGGTTTATTAGAAACAGGTGGTGTTGCAGTATTGTTGATTACCGATAGTGTAACAACTCGTATGACATGAATACGCCTGCGCCTTGGATGCGGCGAAACCGCAGAGCCCGAGCCCGACGATGGCGAACAGCGCAACACCCGTAATGTACTTAACCATTTCAGTCACTTTCACTAACACCAGGGGATTTCCTGGCAGCCGAAAACCCCGACGCCATCACGCGTTCGGGGTTCGGGGTTAGATGTTACACCGCAGTCATCTTACAGTCCTTCCCTCGGCGAGGCGGCGCGCCTCGATCCTGCGGATGGTGTCGCGATGCCCCTCGATGGCAGTACGGACATTGCGTCCGTACTCACCAAAGCGGTTGTCACCTTGACCCAGAGTGTACTCAAGGCGCCGGATCGCTGCGTGCGCCTCGCGATAAAGTTTTTCCTCCGCGTCGTATTTCATGGTCACACTCTCCACATCCCGAAAATGGTCATCAATATCGCCGCAAACGCGATCAGGTGTATGTACGGTGCTAGGTCACTCATCACTCACTCCACTACGGTAGTGGCGGTGAATAGTACCATCGTACTTTCACCGAACAAATCGTGGTTACGCGCGCTTAGTCGCTGCGACCTGGCGTGCTGCCGTGGCGATCACCCGACTGGCGAACAGGGGGTCGTGCTCGTGGTTGTCCGCGAGCGCCTGAAGCTCCTCACGAGACATGCCGTACATGCCCAATGCACGTATGGCTGCCCAAAGATCATAGTTGTTAATCTCTCTCACACTCATCTCGACCAACTCCAAAAAATAAATCGCCGACCACTACCGTAGTGGCGGTCCGTTCTCGGTACACGCAACCTGCGAGTAACGAGATCATTAGTTTAAACTAATGGTTGAGTTTGTCAATAGAAAATATTAGGGGCATATTTTCAGGTGGTCTCGACGCGGGGGATATTTGTGGGTGGTGTCCTCGTGATGACGCACGTAAATGCGCCGCCGCGACGTGGTGCCGCAACGCAGAATTTATCTGTATGCTACGACGGCACTACAAAGTTGAGTTGGCTAACTGCCTTATACCAAACGAATAATTAGTGCCAACAATTCTAGGGTTGAGTTTAAAAATATCCTCGACTACTGGTAGTTGGTTGTAATGGCGTTTTGGCGAATTAGGACATATTTAAAAGTGGCGTAATTTCCTCATATAATATCAACGTCTCAAGTGCATTATTCCATTATTCCATAAGATTTTTCACCATAAGACCATACACACACCCCCAATCTCGAAACGCATCGAATGTAATCGAGCACTCGATTTCACGTATCCTCTTGTGCGGAAAAACGGGGTAGAAAAGTGGAATAATTAGGCTAACCCCCTGCTATATATATATATATTATTCCATTTAAAATAAAATAATAATGGCCTAATTGCCGTCGCGCCGTTTGTTTACGGTTGACCGTGATCGTTCTCGGGATAGCATGCGTGACAACTGGCATTAATCCACATCGGGAGCCCGCGCGAAATGGCTCAATGCCCTAATCCAGTCTCAGCGTGCATTAGGTATCGGTAGATTATTTAATGAAATCAATGCGTTAAGATGCAATTGGCCGGTTACCCACGATAAAAACCCACATCAATTGATCCATGTCGCACTACGGGTAGTGGATCATTGCGCGAACTTTCACGCGCGCGAAAGATCGTGGGCACAAAAAAACCCCGCACGGCGCAAGCCGTGCGGGGTCGAGTGTGAGCGTCGCTGACTAGTCAGTCAGCTTGCCGACGCCAGCGTTCGCCTTGGCGTTCGCCGCAGCCCTACGTAGGTCGGGCTTGCCGCGCATCTTCGCAGCGCGCTCTGCCTGCCGCTTCTCAGCGGCGGCAGCGTCTTCGCGAGCCTGGCGCGCCGCTTCGAGCCGCTTGTAGTCGATACCTTTCAGGTATTCCATGACGACATCCCACTCGTCGCAACCTTCCGGGTATTCGTCGGCAACGATCTCCAAGCTCTTGAGAGCTTGCCGCACGAGGTTGGCGCAGCGCTTGGGATCGCGGCGCAACTTCTTGCCCCGAGCCTCACAGAAATCCTCAAGGCTATCAAAGATAGCCTCGTCCTCGGGTGTCGTTGCCCCAGCACGGGCGTCGAGCAAACCGCCTTTCTGGAACACGGCATGGTAGGACTTAGCGAAGCTATCATGCAGCGGGGTATCGACGTCATCCTTTTTGAAGGATTTGCCAGCCGCTTTCGCCTCGTCTCTTGCCACTTTTGTGGCAGCAGTTTCCTCTGCCCACATCTCACGCGCTCTCGTGAGATCGCTCTCGACGTGCTCACGGGCTTTCGGGTGGATGGCACGCTCGATCTCGCTACGCAATTGGGTGAGCGTGTCCTCGGTCGAATTGCGCTCGTCACGATATGCGGCGATTGCGAGATCGACGCCTTGCATAACGTACTGAACTTCGTTCCACTCGTTTTCGATCGCCGCCTTGACTATCGTCAAGATGAGCGACACGCGGGTTCCATCGTGCGCATCGCTAGCCTTGTCAAAATCCGACTTGGCTAAACCTTTGGTTTGATCCGACTTGGCATACTTGCCAATGATGTCATCCATGACCGCTTTAGCGGCAGTCGTGATGGGGTCGACGGGCTTGGGTGTCGCCACCGCGTCAGGCGTCGGCTTCGCCTCGTCTGTGACGAGCTGAACGGGGGACTTCGTGTTTGTGTTTGCCATGATTGCGAACTCACACTTTGGTTGTCGGGACGATGTTGTCCCATCAATGGCGAAGCTGATTTGAACTACCGGTAGTGCCACCTTCACCGTCACAAAGTGACGGTGCGGACCTGGCCCTTGTGCATGATGCGTGCGTCATTATGCGTGCATCCCGTGCGCGTCACGAGGCTTCGGCCAGCCCCCGGCCCCGGTCTGTCCATGGCCCCCGGCCTGGCTCCCGCCGCCACCTGCAGCGCCTAGACGAGAGTGACCCAAAAAGTGAAGTTAACTTTTATTAACGCCACTTCACCACTACGGTAGTGCGGTACGTCGCACCGGCAGCCCTAGGAACTGCCGGTGCCGCGCGTCACTCTGGGTTTCACGCCTAAAAAAGGGCTCGCGCCATCTGTTGGGTTCAATCGCACATCCTTGGGCTCGCGCCGCATCAAGGGTTTTCCGCTCACCTAAGGGCTTACGCTACTTGCCGGGTTTTCCGCTTTCCATTTGGTTCGCGCGTTTCTTCGGGGTTCTCGCACAAGGTCGGGCTCGCGCTGCCTGTCGGGTTCTCGCTCAGGACTGGGCTAAATCGAACCGCCGGCGCCGCCGGCGGCTCACACGCAGAGTGTCGGGGTTTTCGCCTGTAACTGGGTTCGCGCAATACATAGGGTTCAACGCGTGTCCTGAGGGCTCCGTGGTTGTTCACCACGGTTCACAGAATATCACCGTCGTAAATACAGGTCTACAAGTTTCGTATTTTTGAGATTGAGGATTTTCAATAACTTAACGTTTCTCTTGCGCGCGAATGACATTCTCGTTACGGTTTTATTCCCATGATCCTCCCCCCAGACGGTCAAGGCCACATCCGGTTCGCCGCGATCTCGCGCACGGCGCTGGGCACGCGCTGCGCGCGGCTAAACGATCTGCAAAAATTCTACTCTCGATTACCTAAACTACAGTGCGACAAGGTAATTCACCTCGGCGGGGTTACCGAGACGGCGGCGCCCGAACTCGCGAAAATTTACCCCCGCGTCGAGGGCGTGACCACCGTCGAGCTGGCAAACGGCAGCTTCGCCCCCTGCGGCGGGCGTATGCTGCGGGAAGGCCGCGCCGACTGGGTTACCACCCCAAATAAGATACCCCTCGCCCTACGGGCTCTGGAGGGCATTAAAAACGAAACGGTCCTGTGTCTTTATTATGACCGGTCGGGGGATCGGGGTTTATCTGAAATTGCCGATGAGGTGTATGAGCGCGATAGCGAGCGGGGGCGAATGGAAGGTGGTAACACTTCGTTTGTGATCTTGGTCGGGGGCCAGCGCCGGCTGGCGCACCGGTACTTTCAGAATACCACGCGCACCACCTGCTTTGTCGGCAGCGTCGGGGTGTTCGACGCCCGCGCCAGTGTCAAGAACCCGCCGGCGCCCTACGGCGGCAGCATCGTCGAGGTGAAGCTGCACGGTGACGGCAGCTTGGACACCTGCACGCTGACCTTTCGCGACATGTCTGGGGGGATGCCGGATGTCTGAAGTGCGTGAGCGAGTGAAAGTAAGTGATAGGGTGATTGTCACCGATCACAGCGAGGTTATCCAAATCTCGGTCTACCGCGACGCCGACAAGCTGGTCTGCGTCGAGCAGTCTCCCCTGCAATCGCTGATGATCGCCGAGCGGCTGCTCGACGCCGCGCTGCGCCGGCTGATCGTGGACAGCGAGACCCGCGCCAAGTTTTTGTAGGGTTTTGTAGGGTTGTGTAGGGTGTTGCGTGGTTCCGCGACGTTCTGTCGCACGCCCCGCAAACCTTACGGCAGGGGTGCGTTCCTTACACATGGCTGTCATTCAGGGTTGTGGACAATCTGCCGGTCATCCCGATAAGTGGTTTCATATAAAATGTTTTTCACGCCTCCGTGAGCCCCTGGCCCCACGGGCCAGGGGTAGGAGCTGATGTGAACATACATGGTACATACGCAATGTGATAGTATAACCTCCATAATAAGGCGGCTAAAATTACAATGGCCTAAGGGACGGTAATAAAATATAAATATGAACCTTATACACCGGCGTTCTGTTGGTTGTGGGCAGAAGCGTGATCTGTGGAGGTTATATATGAGAGGAAGTGGAGCGGCGCGTGGGGGCGCCGCTGCAGGGCGTGGGGAACCAGAAACGCTGCCGCCGGTTAATTCGTATGTCATCAGCGGAATAACCGAGTGGTTGTACGGTCGGGAACGTATGCAACGCCGGCCCGAGGCGACGGCGAAAGTGTTGTGGCTCGTGTGCGTGCTGCACAAGGATAGGATACCTTGGCCCACAAGGCCGGCGGTCTCAACGCACCTGGGTGTGTCGATGCCGTTGGTGGACGTGGCGATCTCGCAAAGGCGGGCCGATGGTTTGCTTACTGTGGTGATCGAGACCAAGCGCGGGCACGTCAAGCAACGGGCGTCGGTGGTAACCGACAAATACATCGAGCCTAGCGAGGAACTCTTTAAGATTTTTCGCGATGCCGAGAAAGCCGAGAAGAAATTACTTAAGAAAGCCGCGACGGCGGCGAAGTCCGTGGCGTTTATCACCACGGGCGCGACGGCCCTTTGTTTGGCCCAGTTATGTTGCGCTTGCTTTCTCCACTATATATAGGTAATATAGTTGCACTGCCTGCCGCTTGGTGTTTGCTGGCGGGCTGGGTTAGACGGCGAGTGCCATAAAAACCCCGTCATCGGGTGGGGGCCTTTTCACACTCGGCCCCGCGACCCGATTTTTTGAGCCCGGCCAGGGGCGAGAACCCCACCGCATAGCGCGGAACCGGCCCCCTGCGGGGCCGGTTTTTATGGTTACTACCGGTAGTGCTACTGACCTGAGGTGCTGCCCCCGAGGATGTAGCCGGCGATCGCCGAGAGCGCGGCGAGCGCGGCCTCGCCGCTGATCTTCTCCTGCAAGCACAAAAGCGCGATCGTCGGGACTATCAAGAATAATACGATCGCCCGCGAGATGATCCGCCCCTCGATCATCTGCCGGACCGTCGCGTCGCTGCCGGGGGCGAAGAAGATACTGCCAAAAACCAGCAGGCCGGTGACGGTGACTAAAATCCCCACCATGCCGAACGCCGCCCAGATCAGGCGATCGTGGCTGTCCATCGCGTCACTTAATTTCCATGCAGCGGGTGACGATCTGCGTCACCAGCGCGGTTCGCCGGTCGATCTGATCGGCGAGGAACCACATCACCAGACCCAAAAACACCACATTAAGCAGCACCAGCATGAGGAAAGCCGGCGGCAGCGCGCCGATCAGCTTCGAGCTGATATCGGTGACCGCGCCGATCGTGCCCTCGTGTTGAGGTTCGCTCATTGATCAAGATGATCCCTCAGATAGTCCCCCAGATGCTGGCATATGTCGTGTGCCCGCACTAAGGGACTGCTTCCTACGTGAGCTACATTTAGCAACAGCGTCACAAGGTCTTCGAGCATCTCCTGCGAGGGGTCTTCAAGCGCGGCGACGGCGCCCTCGTGTTTGGGATCGGGAGGTTCACTCATGGTGTCTGCTGCTGTTCAGCCGCCTCCAGGCCCAGCGGGCCGGGGGGCGGCACCGGCGGGGCCGCGCCAAACCGCGCGACGTACTGCCGCGTCAGCGAGTGGCGGCAGTACATCCATAGGTTTGTATCGTTGCTCAGTTGAGTAGCCCGCGTGGCGGGGGTGGTCGAGAGGTTGATCATGCGCTGGTAATAAAGCCGTGATGCCATTGGTTCCTCCTTTAAGACCGAGGCGTCCCGTCAGGGTGCCGGGTGATGGCGATGTTGGCCCACATCGCGACTTCGCGGAGCTTGCGCATCAGGTAGGTTTTGTCAGGCCCTTCGGGGATGATCAGATCAAGGTCTTTCGCCAATTCGCTGAATAGCTCGCGCGCCTGGCCCATCGTTGTCATCTGATCGTCGGTTGGCTTTAGGTATTCAAATGTAGACTTGTCCATCGTTCCCTCCTTCACGTCCACGCCGCTGATGAATACGGCGCTAACCCTGTGCCTTGCGTAGGGTTAAAGAAGCGGCGTTCTCGCATGAGAACCCTGCCGGTGAGGTTGCTCTGGGTGCCCAGGCAGAAATACTGGAGCGCGTCGCAGATATCCGACCAGGGGTGTAATTTCTCAGGTATGTCGTCGAGGACGCCGTCGCGGCGCCGCCTGTATCGATACTTATTACCGAGGGCGGAAATCAGGATCGGGCACCCGATCCTGCTTATTTGCAGGGCCGGCTGGCCCATCACCTGCTGTCTGAGGAATTTCTCGACGGCCAGCAACCGCATATCAATTACATTCGTACTCGCAGGGTAGGCTAAAAATCCCTCCTCCTTCAACACGTCGAAGGGGGTTTCTTCCCTGGTTTGCGACCGTTGGCGACCCGCAGGATCACCCACCACAAAAACTCTTTTCCCCGCAAACGGCGGCGCCAGTAAGACCGGCTTGAGGTGCTCCTGCAGCATCTGCACCAGCCCCATGCCCTCGGTGACGATCTCCTTCATAATTATGGCTCTGCCGTAATTATCGTGCTGCCCGATCAGCGCGCACGGCGTGCGTCCGAAGTCCAAACCGATCATCAGGGGTTTGTTTGGATTAACTGTTACACTCATGTCCTTGACGTGGGTGGGCGCGTGGAAGGTTCGCCTGAACACCGCCTGGCCGGCGTTGCTCTCGCCCCACTGGCTCTCGACGTGAACCAGGGACCACTCAACATCCTTGTCCCCCATTAATTCATCATAGTAGCCGTCAGGAAGGTTCTCGACGTTCTCGGCGTCGGGGCCGATGCCTGACGGCTGGTGATACAGCGCCCATGACGGGTGCGGATTTAATACCAGCCGGTCGTGGTAGGGACTTTCTGTATCCCAGGGATTTGTATCGGCGATGATCCCGCGCCAAGTGGCGCCGCCGAGGGCCTTGGAGGGATATCTTCCACACCGACCCAGTAGTGGGCGGATGATGTCGAACGGCACTTCACGCAGCTCGTTGATCCACGCGCCGGTGAGCTGCATTGAGAGTAACCTTCGGACATCTTCCTTGTTGTCCAACGGCAGTAGCATCCAGTCGCTGTGAACGCCTGTCCCATCCGGCAGGTGCAGCCTCACCTGCAGCGTGCTGTCGGTGACATAGTAGTGAACCGTCTCGCCCATGTACTGGATCGCGTCGGCTAGGACGGTCTGGCGGAGTTGCTGCAGCGTGTTTCTGATGAGCGCGAAGCGGGTGTAGCGGACGCCGTTGCTCGGCTCCTGCTCGATCGCCCGCCGCAGCAGCTCCATAATGCAGCCCATGGTCTTGCCCGAACCGAGGGGGCCGACCAGCACGCGGATGACGTGTTGATCATCCAGCATGAAGTCCTGCACGGTTGGCGGGGGCTGGAAGAACATTGTCTACCAGTCCCCGCCCGCGCATGGGACAGGGTTTTCACGCGGGTTCGTGGGCTCGCGCCAATCTAGCATCATACTTCGACATCCTCAAACTCGGCGTCGTCCTCGTCGGGACGCAGCGAGATCGACTGCCGGGGCGGCGGGATTTCATCGGCTTCCACTACGGTAGTGGCGCGGTAATCCTTGCGGCCCCCGGCGAAGTTGATGGTCAGGTTGAACGCGGCGCCGAGGGACTTTTGCTGCGCGTCCTTGGCGCCGGCGGGCGCCCCATCCACGCCGGCTCCCCTCTGGAATTGCTTAAAACCGTCGATCCGCTGCGCGATCGGTGTCCTCGGGTCGTTGATCAGCGCCGTCATCGGGATGATTAATTGTTCAGTGGCGTGCATGAACTTGTTGCGTATCCGCACCTCGGTTGCTTCGTCGCTCAAGTAGAGCGCCCGCAGTTTGCGCGCCTCGTAGACAATAACCGGGTGCAGCCGCAGGTATTCCTTGAGCGCATCCTTGCCGTCGAGCCCGTAGCGGTGGGCGATCGTCTCGGCGTCGTGCATCCCCATCGCGAGGTCGTACTGCAGCCGCAGTATCAGCGCGTCTTCCTGCGCCGGGTTCGGGTCGTAGATCGAAGGATAAGGGCTGCTCATATTTTTACACGCCCTTGCGTTGCGAATTTTTCGAGGTATAACGTATGAAGGTCATATTTTCAAATGGGGGTGATAGTTGCCGCCGGCGTTGCCCGTAGGGAACCCGCCAACGATCTCGCTGGCACGCGAGAACGGGCCAGGTTTTCTGCGCGTGGTCAGCCCCGCGACGCTGGATCGCCAGGAACAGGACCGCCTCGCGGTCGCCTCGCAGGCGAACCGCCCGCAGGCGATCGACAACCTGGCGCACTTCATTCGCGGGCGGTGGGACCACATGCGGAACCACCGCAATTCCAACCGCAACCCGCTCAACGAGCGCCTCCTGCGCGCGCAGCGCATGTTCGAGGGCCAGTATGACCCGTCGAAGCTGAACGAAATCAGGAAGTTTGGCGGTTCCGAAGTCTACTCGCGGCTGGTCGCCGTCAAGTGTCGGGGCGCTACAAGCCTGCTCCGCGACGTGTACCTGGGGCCTGAGCGCCCGTGGTCGATCGACCCCCAGCCCGATCCGCCGGTCCCGGCGGGGGTTATCCGCAACATCACCGAACTCGTCGCCGCCGAGGCCGCGCAGCTCGCCCACGCCAATCAGCACTTGGACGACGATGAGGCGCACGGGCGCTACATCGGCCTGATGCGGCAGGCGCAGAACGCGGCGCGGCGCATGGCCGACAGCCAAGCCGAGGCGGCGTCCAACAAGGTCGATGACATCCTGACCGCCGGCGGGTTCTACGATGCGCTGGCGGAATTTCTGGTCGACGTTGCCCTGTACCCGTTCGCGGTCATCAAGGGGCCGGTGGTCCGCATGGTGCAGAAGCTGGTGTGGAACGGGCGCCAGCCCAGCGTCAACATCGTGCCGCAACTGTTCTGGGAACGCGTCGATCCCTTCAACTTCTACTGGGACCCTGGCGCCACGGACATCGAACGCGCCGAGCTGATCGAGCGCAAGCGGTTCAAGCGCAGCGATCTCAACGAGGTGCTTGGTCTACCGGGGTATAACGACGCGGCGATCCGGGGGGCTCTGCAGGATTACGCGAATGGCCTGCGCGACTGGATGGACAGCCCCGACACCGAGGCCGCGCTGAATGTCGGGCGCGAGGCGCCGCAGCAGAACCTCTCGCAGTTTATCGACGGGATCGAGTATCACGGCAGCGTCCAGGGTAAGACCCTGCTCGACGAGGGGATGAACCCCGCCCAGATACCCGATCCCGATCGTGATTACCTGGTTCAGTCTTGGGTTGTTGGGCGGTATACTATCAAGACCCAACTAACGCCAAGTCCGCGCCAGCGGCATCCTTACTACGTTACTAGTTTCGAGAAAGTACCCGGCACTATTGCTGGGCATGGACTGCCGGATATTCTTGAGGATTTGCAGGAAGTCGCCAACGCCACGCTGCGCGCGCTGGTCAATAACATGAGTATAGCGAGCGGCCCCCAGGTTGTTATCAATACCGAATTACTCGACCCCACCGTTAACGAAGACCAATTATATCCTTGGAAACGCTGGAAAGTTAATAGTGATCCGCTGGGCATGACCCGCGAGCCGGTGACCTTCTTCCAGCCGCAGTCGAACGCCCAGGAGTTGATGACGATTTATCAGGCCATGTCGAGCCTGGGCGACGACATCTCGGCAATTCCTCGGTACGTCACGGGTGAGAGTTTGTCGGGTGGCGCGGGGCGCACGGCGTCTGGCCTGTCCATGCTGATGGGCAACGCTCAGAAAGTATTGCAGACAGTAGCGGCAAATATCGACATCGACGTTATGCGGGGGGTTCTTAACTCCCTGTACGACATGATCATGCTGACCGATACAACCGGGCTGTTGTCTGGCGACGAACAAATAAAAGTCAACGGCGTTGTGGTCGCGCTGCAAAAAGAGACCGAGCACCAGAAGCAGCTACAATTCTTACAAATAACGGGTAATCCCATTGATATGCAAATTGTTGGTTTGACTGGCAGAGCCAGGGTGCTGCGCGCGCTGGCGACCGGGCTGGGTCTGCCGGACGACATCGTGCCGGACGACGACACGATGCAGCAGAAGGAAAAAGACGCCAAGGACATGCAGACGGCAGCCGCGATGGGCGCGGCTCAGGGCGCGGTTCAGGGGGGCGGTCCACCCGGCGGTCCTCCTGGGGCGGCTCCTCCCGGCCTGCCAGGGTCTTCCCCTCCCACACAAGGGCAGGCTGGGCAGGGGTCGCCCGCAATTCCCCCGGCCTCGCTGTCGCAGATGGCGCCGCCGGTCAACACCGTTCAGCCGCGCGCGGCTTGAAAGTAGGAGGTTGGTAAGATGGTTGCATCGACACTCGGCAGCAGTAAGCAGCTCTCCAGTAAGCCCCTGGACATGCTGAAAGCCGGCGGTTCCAGCAATCTCAGCGGGCCGACGACCAGCAAGCGCGACTACCCCAAGGGCAACGCGCCCAGCGATACCCGCGCGGCGCCGTTCAACCCGCAAAACGTCGGGACTACAGGCATTTACGTGGAGGGCGTGTGATGGCTCGCAGCACTTCCGACAGCGGCTACGACAGCGCCGAGGACAGCTCGAACGAGGGCATGGGGCCGACCGGCAGCTCGCGCTCGTATCCCAAGAGCGGTCCGCACTCTCCGCCGCCGGGGGACAGCCAGGACGCGCCGTTCAACCCGCAGAAAGTAGACGCCACTGATATCTACGTGGGCGGCGTGTGATGGCGGCGACATCATTCGGTGGACCGCCGGCGATGCGCGCGGCGCGTTCGGTGACCCAGACACCGCCGATGGCATCGTCGGCGATGGGCAGCCTCGGCTATCTCGGCCCCTACGGGCAGATGGATGACCCGGTAAGCAGCGGCCCCGGCAAGTCCATGCAGACGCAGCACATGGGCTCCGTGGTGGGCCGGCGCGGCGCGGGCCGTTCGCAGATCACCGGCGGCGATCAGGTCGCCCATTCGGTGGGGCACTACGGCAAGAACAACCCGCTTGCCGGCCTGTCGGGGGGTGGCACCTGACATGTCGGTCAACCTGGGCTCAGCCGCTTACGAGGCGGTGACAAACCTCAAGAACAGCTCCGACTGGCGGCAGTTCGTCAACGCGCTCGACGAGCAGGTGCAGAATTTTATGCACAAGGCGCTGGAAGTGCCTGTCTCCGATCGGCCCGACGCGACGGGGTACGCCCGCGCGTTGCGTGACCTGCTCGCGCACATCGCTCAGATCGAGAGCCCGCTGCCGGGAGGCCGTGTGCCCAGACCACCCGTTAAGACACCGCCGGCGAGGTAATACAATGGCCGACGAAGACACCTCTCACCTCCCTGAACAGGTTCGTCGTCAGATCGAGCGGGCGAACGAACTATCGCGCGAGTTGGCGACGGAGCCCGGTGAGGGTGACCAGCCGACGGCGGAGGCGCTGCTGCAGGATGGCACTACGGTAGTGGAGCCGAGGTCTGAGCCTCGCTCGGAGCCACTACCGGTAGTCGACCCCTCGGCGGCGCCTCCTGTCGCCGGAGAATGGGAGCAGCGTTACCGCACACTTCAGGGCAAGTATGACAGCGAAATACCGCAGCTACGTGCTCAGGTCCAAGGGCTGGAACGCCTTATCGCAACGCTCCAGGCGGCGCCGTCACCGGCGTCACCGGCGGGGCCGCTGCAGTACGACGAGAGTGACGTTGACGTTTACGGACAGGACTTCCTCGATGCCGCCGCACGCGCGGCTGCCGCACGCTACGAGCCGGTGATCGCCGAGTTGCAGGCGAAGCTTAATCGCCTCGAAGGCGGGCAGACAAACCTCAACGCGCAGTCGCTGGAAAACCAGATGTTCGGGGCGCTGGACAAGGACCCCGAGCTGATCGGCTGGCGCGAACTCAATCAGGACCAGCGGTTCATTCAGTGGCTGCAGGGTCTCGACGAGTACGCTGGCATACCGCGCAACGATATGCTCCAGCACGCCTACCGCAACGGAGACGCCATGCGTGTCGGTAGGTTTTTCAAGCGTTACATGGCGGAGCATACCGTACCACGCCCTGCTACGACGGCACCCCAGACTGGCTACCCTGCCCGCCCGAACGGAAACGGACAGATGGTTTCAGCGGGTGGCGCACGCCTAGAGGACATGGTGGTTCCGGGTCGGGCTGCAGGTCCCGGCGGATCAGGAAACGGCGCTCAAAATTCCCGTATCTGGTCACGAGCCGAAATCACACGCTTCTACCGTGATCGCACTGCTGGGAAGTTTAGGGGCCGTGAGGATGAAGCCACACGCCTTGAAGCCGACCTTTTTGCTGCGGAGCGGGAAGGGCGTATCCACTAGGAGGGTACGTTAAATGGCTATTTCACAGGGCACCCCGTATGCGGGTTCTGCCGCCAACCCCGCTTATTCGGGGGCGCCGGCAGGTGGTGTGTTCGTTCCTGAAATCTGGAGCGGCAAACTGATTGAAAAATTCTACGCCGCGACCGTGCTCGCTGCCATCAGCAACACGGATTACGAGGGCGAGATCAAGAACATGGGCGATAAGGTGAAAATCCGCACCAAGCCCACGATCCAAATCCGTGACTACCAGCTCGATCAGCAGCTCACCGTGGACCGCCCTTCGGGCTCGACGGTGGAACTGACGATCGATTACGCCAAATACTTCAATCTGGTGCTGGACGACATCATGGAGCGCCAGAGCGACATGAACCTCATGTCGATGTGGGCCGATGATGCCTCGGAGCAGATGAAGATCGTCATCGACACAGCGGTGCTGGCAGCTATTCCCGCCGGCATCGACGCCAAGAACAAGGGTGCGACGGCGGGGAACAAGTCGGGCAACATCAACCTTGGTGTCCTCGGTACGCCAGTTATCCCCACCAAGGACAATATCATCGACCACATCGTCGATATGGGTCAGTGCCTTGATGAATATAATATTCCAGAAACGGGGCGCTGGCTGGTCATTCCGCCGTGGATCGGCTCGATGATCAAGAAGTCGGACCTGCGTGATGCGTCGATTTCCGGCGATGGTGTTTCCCTCGCCAGGAACGGGCGCCTCGGCATGATCGATAGGTTTACGCTGTATAGCTCGAACCTCCTGTCAACGGTGACCGACGGCACCCACCAGGCGACGAACGTCCTCGCCGGCCACAATGCGGGGTTCACCTTCGCCTCGCAGATCAGCCAGATGGAGACGCTGCGGTCGGAGAGCACCTTCGGCACGCTGCTCCGTGGGCTTCAGGTGTACGGTTACAAAGTGATCGATGGCACTACGCTGGTCGACCTCTACGTGGCTCCGACGTAAGTCGAAAGTACGACCCTGGTACTTTTGTCACTACGGTAGTGGAGGGGGGCGACCCCCTCCCAGGAGGCCGGCATGATCATAGAAATTCTACTGGTCGTAGACCTGTTTCTTTGGTTCCTGAGCCTGTTGCCGGTGCCGCAGGTGACACCGTTTGGCTGGGCGAGTAATTGGCTGGCGTGGATCGCAGTCTTGTTACTTGCGTTGTTCTTGTTCCTTCCGGCGCTACGATGAGCCGCACGGTCGGGGGATTGATCGCGGAGGCGCGGCAGCTCCTCAACGATACGGTGCCGATCTCGGGATTGCCGCGCTTTCCCGATGGCGACCTCGTGAACGCGCTCAACGACGCGATGGTGCAGACCCGCAGCAAGCGGCCCGACGCGTTCTTGAAGTTCGGTCTACGCCAGCCGGTGCCGGCTTACGTGCTGCCGGATGACAGCAGCACCGAGTTTCCGTTTGAGGATCAGTTCTACCCGGCGCTTTTGTTTTACATCGTTGGCCGCAGTGAACTCACCGAGGATACGTTCTCCGACGATGGGCGCGCGGTTACGCTGATGAGCAAGTTTACCAGCCAGTTGTTGAGGGTTGTGTCGTGAGCGGCGGTAGCGATCCCTGTGACGCCGGCGGGCTCTTTCAGGGGGGCAGCGGTCTCGACCGCTTGCTCGACAACGTGGGCGGCGTGGTGCCGGGGCTGACCACCGACGTGCTGACGATGGTGTGCTGGAACACGATCGAGGACTTCTACATGAAGTCCACCTACCGGCGCGAGCATGTGTACTGGCACCTGCACCCCGGCGAGACGGTGCTGCGCTTCGACCCCTACAATCAGGACTGGCGGGTCTGCCGGTTTATGGCGTTCAGCGGGCTTAGCAAGGTAAAGTTCACACCTCCCGGCACGGTCACGGACCTCACCTATCCGACACCGGATAACGATCGCAGTGGCGAGGCGCTGCTGGCGCTCAGGCCAAAGAACCTGGGTGTGGCGCTGCCCGACGATGTGTGGACGACCTATTTCGATCCGTTGGTGAGCGGTGTTCTGTACCGGCTCTATATCCAGCCGGGGAAGCCGTACAGCGATCTCAACGCGGCGACGGCCTATGGCCGGCTGTACCGCTCGGGCATTGCCAGCGCGCGAGCGGATGCCCAGGCGCAGCACCTGCGCGAGGGGCAGAGCTGGGCGTTCCCGTACTTCGCGGTCGGGGGACACGCCGATGGCCGACAAGGACTATAATTTCAAGGTCTTCGCCGATACCCTCGACCCGCTGGGGCCGGTCGAGAAGGAGAACCTCGACGTTATTCGGCTGATTTACGACTGGTCGTGCTGGTGTGATACTGGCGAGCATCTCGCCCAGATCGACTTTCCGACGGTCCAGGCGCTGCCTCCCGGCGCGTCGCCAACAAACTGGCGCCAGGACTATCCACCCGACGCCGCGAGCGATACTCCGCCCACCGACGATTATCCGCTGCGCATTCTCTCCGAGGCGATTACCACTGCGATTACGGGTTCGCCTGCTACGACCGTCGAGATCAAGGTGATTGCCGGGACGCCTGGTCTCAGCTACGTGGTGAGTTATGTTGTCACTGGCAATACGAGCCGGCGTCGCAAGCAGATCGATACGATCGTCACTATCCAGCAACCGCTCAACACGCTGATGGTCGGGCCGGGTGACCTCGATCCCGACACTTTACCGCCGATCGTCATTACCGGCGGCGTGGCTCTGCCGATGGGGTTCGACGGTCTGGTGATCCTGACCAATAACGCTAATACCACTGACATCGTGATTACGCTGCCGCCCAACCCCGAGATGGGGCAGAAGGTTAAGTTCATCGACGCGCTTGGTACGGACCAGGCATTTCCGGTGACGTTCCGCGCCGATGGCGACGCGATCATGGACGGCGACGGTTCGACGAGCTTTGTCAGTACGATTAACTACGAGGTGCTTGAATGGACGTGGACCGGCTCTAACTGGCACCTCGACGCACAACGTTTCAATTTCCTGGCGTGAGGCAGTAATGGCTATTGTTCTCACCACACTGATCACGCTCGATCCGAATAATCAGCTTGCGCATATTGCTGATTTTACGGGTCTTATTAACACCACGCAGTACGTTATTAGTGGGACGTACTTGGCGGTTGATACGCGTTTTACGTTTCATGGTTTTAACGACATCACCCTGACAAAGCCGCCGGTTGGTGTGCCGGCGCCGTCAACTCAAGTTTCCTGCCAGATCAGCACGGTGCCGGTGCCGGCTCCGCCACCGCCGCCCGCGAAGTACCCCTACGGAACAAAGGACCGGTTGGCCGGGGTCAACCTCAATCTCGACCTGTCGTCGAACCCCGGCACGGCGCCGCCATCCTCGGCGCATGGCAGGGCAACACAGGGGAAGCTTTGGCTCGATACCAGCGTCACCCCGGCGCAGCTTCGCGTGTGTGCGGTCGCCACGGCTCAGGCGGGGTATGTGGCAGGAGATTGGTTTACGTTGGCGAACGTTGCTGGCGGTTCTGACCTTGGTGCATTGTATTTACCACTTACCGGAGGTAGTTTAAGCGGCTCGTTGGCTGTAGCGGGTACGATCAACGGCTATTCGTTAGCCTCGACCGGCATTGTCTACCCGGCCTACGGTCATGCCATCTCTTTTGAGTGGAACGGTGCCAACCTTGTCGGCCATGTCGATGGCACCGGGGCACCGGGCGCGCTCGCGATCCTTAATCAGCCAGCTATTTTTGCGTCCCTCACTGTTAGCGGCGGGATCACTGCCGGCGGTGGGATCAATGCGACTGGCAATATAGTTTCCGGCAATACTGTTCAGGGCGCGAATATAGTCACTGGCGCAAATTTCGCTGGCCCGAGCGGCTACACCTTTTACGGTCCTGGTTTTGGCGTCGCCAGCACGATCCAGTTCAACGCCTCGACGACGGTGGCGCTGAGCGATTTGCAGGTTAACGGCACTGGTCGCTTTCAGCAGTTAATCACCGTTGGGGGTCTGACACTCCAGAACAATTCCGGCTATCTCTACAGCCCCTCCAATATGCGGACGACCGGACTGGTTGTTGACGGCAGTATTGTTCTTGCTGGCACAATCAATATCAACGGCATCACGATTGGGAACAACGCCGGCTACTTCTACGCTCCGAACATGCGAACGTCTAGTATGCTCGTTGACGGTGATGCTAACATCAGCGGTGTTCTCAGCGTCGGCGGTAACCTTGGCGTCGGTGGGGCGTATCTCTACCTCCAAAATGCTAACGCAGGGAACGACATCGCGGCGAATGGCGTGTTTCGCCGGAGCACCGTTGCTTTTGGCGGGCCTAAGGGCGCGCGGATTGAGTGTTGGGGCGGTGACTGGGACTATACGGTGTTTGCGATGAGCGGCGGGTCGTTCAACGTCAGCCCCGATAGTGGGGCGAGCGGATTTTACTTCATCCCCTCCGGCGGCTTCTCCGACGCCCGGTTAAAGGACACCATCCGTGATACCAAGGTCGACGCTTTGGCGTCGATCCTCGCGACCCCGGTGCGAGCCTTCGAGTGGAACGAAGAGGGCAAGAGGCTCATGCCCCACGCCGCGCCGGAAGTATCTATCGGTCTTGTCGCTCAGGAACTTGAGGAAACGATGCCCGCCGTGGTGGGCGTGAACGAGTTGGCCGATGGCATGCGCTACATCAACGATCAGCATCTCACCCCTTACCTTTTCCGCGCGATCCAGCAGCTTGCGGAGCGCGTTGCAACCCTGGAGGCAAAATGATCGATGTCAACGCGACGATCCAACTGACCCTCACCGCCGGCCACTGCGCTACGGTTTTGCAGGGCCTCGATGAGCTGCCGCACAAGCTCTCGCGCGCGGTGTTTGATGAGGTGCGCCGGCAGATCGCCGAGGCGCACCCGCAGGCTTTTGAACAGCCGCCGGAAAGCCAGCAGCCGCTTGCCAACGGTCATACGACGGCCTGAAAGTATGACACTCGTAAGTTAGGAGGGTGCGATGCACGGGCAGATTGGCGGGCCTTACTACAAGGGCAAAGGCGGTGGCGGCAGCGTCGCCTCGACGCATGACGGCAACACCTCGAACAACACGGGCGGCACCGGCGGCGAGAGCCTGCCGCAGAAGCCGATCCCCGGAGCCGAGGGCACGTATTCGCAAAAGAAGGGTACGTCGCCGCAGGGTTCAGGTCCTGGGCTGCCCAACAAGAGCACTAGCTTTGCCGGTTCGGTTCGATAGGAGGTAAGCATGGCAGCACAATATCAGCACGCATCCGACGCTGTGGGCGGGATGCCGTATTCGGGGGTGATCCGCGCTGACGGTAAGTGGGTTGCGTGCGCATCCGATAGCACGGATTGGACCGACTATCTGACCTGGGCCGGGACCGAGGGGAATGTCGTTGACCCCTATCTGCACCCGGCGCAGGGCGGGGTGAAGATTGTCCTCGAAGAAGGCCAGGTGCCGGTCGGGGTGATGCTCAACTCGTTGCCGCCGGAAGAAGGCGGCAATACTTTGGCGGGGTTGCCGCCAAAGAACGTCGACGTGCCGATGGTCTCGGGCGACGCCGTAGTTGGCGGGACCCTTACTTGCACAATGGGGAACTGGGAGGGCGAGCCAAAACTCTATTCCAGTGGGTGGGTCAGCGACGGCGGTGACCAAGCGCTGGCGTATGGCAGCGAGTACGTTGTGCAGGCGAACGACGCCGGCCACTCTATTTCCTGCATCGTCCTGGCGACCAACGACTACGGCTCGACTACTGCACCGCCGTCCAACGCAGTGGCGATCCCAGCCGCTGGGGGCGTGACACGCTCGACTGAGCGCGCAGTGCCGCCAGTGCCGCCGCGTCAAGCGGAACATGAGGAGCACCGGCATACCCGCCGCAAGGAGTAGTCTGTTTGGTCGCATGGGAGATCAAGGGTATGGGGGGCGTGATCCCCCGGCAGGACGACCGTCTTATTGGCGACAATATGGCGGTGGAGGCGGCGAACTGCGACCTTACCGGCGGTCAGCTTGTTGGTCTCCCACAGGCCGAGCTGCAGATCGATCTCAGCGGCCAACTACCAGTAGTGGAGAGGGCTTATCGGTTTCCGCCCGACGACACCGGAGCTACTGTCTGGCTGCCGTTGCCTTCGCGCTACAGCTCCGTTGTCCGCTCGCCGCTGGCGAACGACGACACGAACCGGGTCTACTGGACAAATCCCGGCGACCCGGTGCCGTGGTTCAACACGCGCGACCGCATCAAGGCGGGCCAGCCAGCCTATAATCTGGGTATCGTACAGCCGACGACAGCGCCGTCGATCACCGACGTAACGGGTGGCGATACGACCGTACCGGCGATCGATCGCGCGTATGTCTATACATTTACCAATAGCTTCGGCGAGGAAACCTCACCCTCGCCGGCAAGCGCCATCGCGACGGGTCCGCCCGATGCGACGTGGACCGTTACCGGGTTCCCCACGGCGGCACCGGCTAATCCTGCGGGTGTGAATTACGCACCCATTACTAAGTATCGGATTTACCGGACGATCACCGGGCAGACGACCGGGGCGCAATTTTACTTCGTCGCGGAAGCGGCGCTGCCGAATGGCAATCCGACCTATGTTGACACTCAGCCGGACAGCACTGCGGTCTATAACGAGGTGCTGGAAACCGTGGGGTGGGGCAACCCGCCTTCCGGGCTCGACGGCCTGGTCGCGATGCCGGGTGGTTTTCTCTGCGGCTTCACCGGCAACACGGTGCATTTTACGGAGCCCAACCGCCCGCACACCTGGCCTTTCGTTTATGACCAGAGCGCGCACTACAAGATCGTCAACCTCGCGGTGTGGCAACAGTACCTCATGGTGCTGACGCAGGGTTACCCCTCGGCGGGCTCGGGCAATATGCCCAGCAACATCATCCTTGTGCAGTCTCAGGTCGCGGAGCCGTGCATCGCGCGGGGCTCGGTCATGGTCGATTTGTCGGGGGTTTATTACGCCTCGCAAAACGGCTTGGTTCTGTTCACCGGCTACGGGATGCAGAACATGACGGCGGGGGTCGTCGAGAAGAACGAGTGGCTCAACTACTATCATGCCGAGGACTTGGTGGCGTGCCGGCACCGCGCGCAGTTTATGGCGGTCAACGGCACCGATCAGGGTTTCCTCATCGACTACGCGGAGGTGCGGCTGGGGTTCGAGGACCTCACCACGCTAAAGGACGTGGTGTGCATCTGGAACGACGAGTACACCGGCGACACGCTGATGTGCGCGGACGGGCGCATCTATGAGTGGGATTGTCCCGATACGCCCCCGCAGGTTTACCGGTGGAAGTCAAAGCAATGGTTCACGCCGATGCCGCTAAGCCTTGGCGCGGCGCAGGTTGAGCTGGACCCGCAGATATACGACACAGCACCGACTGACCCGATCCCGCTCGACAATGGCGACCCGGCGATGCAGCTCCCGGCGGGGATCAACGCGCAGTTCCGCTACTACGCGGGGCCAAAGCTGACGTTGATTATGACCCGCAACCTGACAAAGCAGATGGAGATTTTCCGCCTCCCGAAAGGCTTTAAGGCGTTCGACCATCAGGCCGAAGTCCTATCGCGTGTACCCATCTCGTCGATCCAACTGGCTTCAACGCTCACCGAATTAAAGGTGACGTGATGCCACCGCCAAACGAGATCGTCCTCCGTGGTTCGCCGACGATTGGCTCGCAGACGCCAAGGCTGGTTTCGACGCGCCCGGTTACCAACCCGTTTACGCCGCCCATCCCGCAGCCGCTGACGGGTGACGCGCAAAACACGGCAGCGTGTATTAGTGCTCTGAAAGCCTCCGTCGAAAGTTTGATCGGGCAGCGCGGCGACGCATCCAACCGCGCGGTGTTGTTTCGCGATCTCGTGTCTTATGGGCTCCTCGATCCTAATGCGGTCAAGAGCGCGCACGGATCAGCGGCTCCGATTGGTCCGCCGGGGCCAGAGGGGCCGAAGGGGGATCAGGGTCCGCAGGGGGCAACGGGGCCGTCAGGCCCGCAGGGACCGACCGGTGGGACAGGCCCGCAGGGACCGGCAGGCCCAACCGGGGCGACGGGTACAAAGGGCGATAAAGGTGACACCGGAGCGACTGGCGCGACGGGTGGGACAGGCCCGCAGGGACCGAAAGGCGACACCGGGGCAACCGGTGCGACCGGAGCGGCGAGCACGGTGCCGGGACCGACGGGTGCGACCGGTGCGACTGGTGCGACCGGAGCGGCGAGTACTGTGCCGGGACCGACGGGGGCGACGGGCGCTACAGGCCCAGCGGGACCGACCGGGGCGGTTGGGCCAACCGGGCCGACGGGGGCAACCGGCGCGACCGGCTCGGGGAGCTATCAAGCGGGCAGCGGGATTGCCATTAATACCGGCACGACGCCGCCGACGATCTCGACCGCGACACCCTATCTACCGCTTACGGGCGGTACCCTCTCGGGGCCGGGAAACCTGACGGTTAATGGCTATCTGGGTGTCGGCACCACGCCGCCCTCGGACGCCATCGCTGGCACCATAATGGCGAGTGTTCTGACCACATCGTCAGGCACCGCACTTTATAACAACGTCTACAGTGGGAGTGGTGGCGCTAAGTTACTGACCGCCGCCGCCGCGAGCGCGTTCAACATGGGAAGCGGCAGCTTTGTTTTCTACACCGCCCCTTCCGGCGCTGCGGGATCGACCCCGGCGTGGACGCAGCTTGCGGGGCTCAGTAGCGCCGGCAACCTCCAGCTCGCCGGCAACTACCTCTACTTCGCCAACGCCACCGGCGCGGCTAACAGCACAGGCGGACCGCTGATCTATGGTGACGCTGGTACGATGGTGTTTAAAAGTACCGGAAGCAACGGCTTTTGGTTCCAGAACAGCACTGGCACCAATATCGCGCAGATCACTAGCGCGGGGCATATCATTCTCGGCAACACCAGTATTTATTGGGGGAATGTTGCGGCCGGTTCCGCAGGGCCACGGATGACCGCCGACACCACGAACTTTGGGTGGATACTTGGCACTGGAAATGGTGCCTTTAATTGGTACAACAACAGCCAAGCTGTAGTGCTGACGGTTACTGCTGCTGGTATTCTCAATACCTTAGGCACAATTAACGCGGGAGCCAACGTCAACGCCGTTCAGTTACAGGCCACGACTGCCAGCGCGATGGTGGCAACCTTTCAACGTGATAATTCGAGCATAAACTGGGGTTTTTATGGCAGTGGGGGTACAGGAAGGCTATGGAACAGTTCTAGTGGTGATGTTTTACAATTCAGTAGTGCTGGTCTTAATCTCAACTCTACTAGTTTCGCTACTGCCAATGCCACGAATGCCGGTTACAACATAGTCAAAGATAATAATGGCGCTGGTTCGCTTTATTGTGGTAATGCCAGTGATCAGACCAATTACTATCGGCAGAACAGACATCTTTTCCAGGGCACCGATAGCGGTGGGTCAGTAAGCTTTGCCCGCATCGACCCCAATGGGGTCACGAGTTTCAATCATGTCTACCCGGCCACCGACAACTCGTCGTGGTGCGGCGTGCAGCCGTGGGCGCAAAACTGGTACGCCGTTTCTGCCTATAACTTCATCAATGCTTCGGATGTTCGCGAGAAGACCGACATCGAGGGACTGCCGGATTGTCTCGATCTGGTCCGCGCGCTGAACCCGAAACGGTACCGGCTGCGCAATTGCCCCGAATACGACCGGCACCGGCTGCACTGGGGCTTTGTGGCGCAGGAGGTTGGCGAGGTCATGGACGCCGCCGGTCACGATTTCAGCGGCGGGCACCTGATCTACAACGACCATCACGGACTGAGCAACCAAGCGCTGACGGCGGTCCTGTGGAAGGCCGTCGCCGAACTGGCGGCCGAGGTCGCGGCGCTGAGGGGGGCGGCATGAGCACTTACGACGATATCCCGAAGATCAATGCGCTCCATGCCGAGCAGCAGCTCGTTCAGCAGGCGCTGACCAACCTCGCGGTCGGCGGCACGATGAGCTTGTTCACGATCGGTGCGCTGGTAACCGCGCCTGGCCCGACGCCAACGCCAGCCCCGACACCCATGATCGGCCCGCCGCCAGACCCTGAACCGGCAAGGCCGATGACGCCGGTCAATATCACCGTCACCCAGGAGATGCCGCCCAACATCATGAACCAGATCCAGCGTTGGCTGGAGGATCAGATGCAGCGGATCAATGATGATCTCGCCGAGCTGGGGGTGACCGATACGCCGGCGCCGCCGACCATGACGACACCCCTACCAGCAAAGTGAGGACGCGATGGCCGAGTACAGCGACGTTCCCGAAATTAACTCGCTCTATGAGGAGCGGGAGAACCTCACCAACGGTATCGCCTATGTCGATGGCGGCGGCAGCATGACGTATTTCACCATCGAAGCGGAACCGCCAGCGGAGGGCGTGGTCCTGACGATGCCGCAGGTGCCGGTCCGCGTCGTGATGCAGCCGCCGACGCCGCAAGCAACGCTCGACAATATCCGGGCGTGGATGGTGCAGCGGCAGGCCGATATCGACAGTCAGTTGTCATTGCTTGGGGTTACCAATACCCCGGCAGCACTACGGTAGTGGCGACCGATGGCTCGTGATATCCGCATCAACGAGCCTGGGGCCGGCGAGTGGATCGCGCGCCAGCTTGGTACGCATTTCACGCCGGGGTGGGATAATTCGTTCAGCTCGCATGACGGCGACCGCATCCTCGGCGGGTTTATCGCTACGCATTTTCTCGGCGGCAGCATGACCTGCCACATGGCCTCGCAGGATAAACGCTGGTGTTCCAAGGACCTGCTGTGGCTGTTGTTTCATTATGGGTTCGAGCAGCTCGGCGTCCACAAGATGCTGACGACGCTGCCCTCGAACCAGTACGACGTGATCGCGATGGACATGCGCGCCGGTTGGGGACTGGAAGCGGTGGTTCGCGATGCCTACGCGCCGGGTGTCCACATGATGATCCTCGGGATGACCAGGGATACCTGTCCGTGGCTCAAGTACGAGCCACGGATATGGGTCCCCCGGAACGCGAAGGCTGCATGACATGGGTGGGAAAAGTTCTCCTCCGCCAGCGCCTGACTACACGCCCTTCATTCAGGCGTCGCAGAACGCAGCGGCGTCCGATGCGCAGGCTGCCCAAATCCAGGCAGACGTTGCCCGCGATCAGATGGCGCAGCAGAACATCTACGCCGGTCGCGCTGCCGACCTGGGCGATCGTTATGCCCAGATGGCGCAGGATCAGGCGGCTTACGGGAAGCAGCAGTACGAGGACATAAAACCGTACTTGCAAGACTACATGCAGTCGCAGTTGGGCTGGTCGAACGCCGCCGAAGATAATGAGCGGGCGCAGGCCCAGGCGGCGGCTATCTCGTCGCAGCAGGCGCAGGATACTTACAATCGCTACTCGTCTATCTATGCGCCAAAGGAAGACCAGTTCACCAACGAGGCGTTTAACTACGCCAGCGCGGCCCGACAGGATCAGAACGCTGCGGCTGCGCGCGGCGACGTGGCGGGGGCGTTCCAGGCGCAGGGGGACGCGGCTAAACGCCAGCTTGCCAGTTACGGCATAGACCCGACACAGGGCGCCTACGCAGGGCGAACGCAGGCGCTCGACATATCTAAGGCGGCGTCGATGGCAGCCGCCGGCACGATGGCGCGTCAGCAGACGGAGGCGCAGGGCAAGCAGTACGAGCTGGCGGCGCTGGAGATCGGGCAGAAGCTGCCGGCCCAGGCGATCGGGCAAGCCGGCCTCGCGCTCAATCAGGTGCAGTCGGGTATGCAGGGTTCGCAGGTCGGCGGCGCGGGGCTCGCCGCCGGGTCCAACTTGCTCACTTCGGGCACCAACGCGATGGGCTCGCCCACTGCTTACGCCCAGCTTAACCCGTACACGCAGCTCACCGGCGTCTACGGTACGCAGGCGACGGGGATGTACGGCAATCAGAACCAGGCGCTGGGCAACATCAGCAGCGCGATCGGCGCTGGCTCCGGGGCGATGAACAACATGTATTCCAATCAGATGGAGAACTACAAGGCGACGGCGGCGCAGTCGCCGTGGGGCGCGATCGGGCAGATCGCCGGCATGGGGATGGGCTTCCTCGGGATGCCGACGAGTTCGATCGGAGGCAAACTGTTTGGGTTCTAAAAGTATGATGTTATTACTTTGATCCCACTACGGGTAGTGGAGACGGTTAATGGCTAATTACGATACCGTTGACAGCGGTTACCCCACCTCACCCCTCTCAAAATTCGTGGGCGGGCTCGAAACCGGCTGGCACAACATGCAGGATCGCTACAAGCAAGCGATGGAGTTACGCCAGCTCCAACAACAGTATGATTGGGGTGAGGAGGCTAAGAAGAATATCAAGGGACAGCAGGATGATAAGCCCGCGAAGACGGCGACCCTGCCGGCGGGTGATACCAATAATCCCAGCGGCGGCGGTAGCGCGACCGGTGGCACCGGCAGCGGTAGCAGTGGTGGCGGCGGTGGCGGTGGAGGTGACTGGGGGCCAGCCGCTACTGCCGTGACGAATTATTTTAAGTCGATCGGCTGGAGCGACGCGGCCATTGCTGGCGCAATGGGGAACGGGCTTGGCGAGGGCGGCTTTGGGGCGCCGTGGAAGCAGAGCAGCGTCGTCGATAAGAATGGCAACCGCGAGCAGAGTTGGGGTCACTGGCAGTTCCACCGGGGCGGTGAGCTGGACGGCTACGAGGATTGGCTAACGAAAAACAACCTCGACCCTAAGGACCCGACGGTTTTACAGGATAGTGTCAACCAGGCGAAGTATTTTGCCAAGCGCATGAACGAGATCAACCCGAATTTCGGGAAGCTGACAGACGCAAACGCGGCTGGTGATCAGGTTCTGCAAGGTTTTGAAAAGCCAAGGAACGCCGCGTCTGGTTCACGCAACAATCTCGTGGCGACAGCGCAGAAGTACCTCGCTAACCCGCCTCAGACAGCGGCAGCCCCTGAGCAGCCGGGGGATACGACAGGTTCGATACCGGATGTGCCGCATTACGGAGCGGACCTTCAGCCGGCGGCTGCTCCCACATCGGCGATCGGGGCGTCGGTGCAGGCAGCACCGGCGCCAGCACCAACACAGACGGCTTCAGCAGCGCCGATCCCGTCGGGTCAGGAACAGTATCGGGGCGGACTAGGGCCGAACGTGAAGTTCAATTCGCAGGGCGTGCCATACAACCCTGCGATGGTTGCTGGTGGCTCGCAGGGGGCTACACCGTCCGGCGTCAGGATACCGGCAAGACCGAGTGCCGCCGCAGCGGCGCCGGCGCCTGCTGACGATGGTACGGGTAATCAGTCCTACAATGCGCCGCCACCCGGTTACACGCGCGTCGCGTCTATGGAGCCGCACCCGACGAACCCGTGGGGTCCATCCCAGGTGGCGATCGGCGGGGTGGCGCAGCAGCGGTTCCCGGTCGACCAGCAGTCGGTAGTTGGCGGTCAGCAGTATGCTCAGGCGCCGACATCGGCGCCGCCGCAGCCGCAGCAACCGCCGCCGCAACAACCGTCAGCGTGGCAGGGACAGGGGCTTCCGACGGTTCAAGCAGGTAATCAACAGTTTGCGCTTGTGCCGATTAACAGCGGGCTCTTTGGCTCGACGGGGTAGCCGATGCTAGCCACCGACGAATACAGTCGCAGCGACGACGATAGCGGCGATACGTCAGCGCCGGTGCAGTTGGCGATCGGTGGAGCCTTATCGTCGCCGACACCTCCACCCGCACCGCCGGAACCGCCATCGCCTGCGCCGGAACCGCCGTCGCCTGCGCCGGAACCGCCGTCGCCTGCACTGCCGCCTGCGCCGGAAGCGCCGCCGCCGCAAACGGCTATCGGCGGCGCGGGGCGCATAACCGGCATACCGCCATCTGAAACGCCAGACACATCGACGATGCCGCCGCCGGTCACTACCGGTAGTAGCCAAGCCGCCGAGAGTGGCGTCGAGCGTTCACTCAGCGCCGAGCCGCAGTCGCTTCAGGAGGTCATGGGTTCGTCCGGCCACCCACCGCCGGCGATCGGCGAGAAGCCGCCGCTAGTGCCGCACACGCCCCGGCTCGAACCGCCGGTGCAGCGGTACAAGGACCTTGAGAAATCGGACCCCCAGCTATTCGACCAGATCAACCGCATCGCCGACATAAGCGGCGTGCCCCGGCGCGACCTCGCAGCAGTCGTCTACGCATCGAGCAACAACGACCCGAACGCGCGCAACGGGAACCGGGTCGGGTACGGCGGGCTCACCCCCGACGACGCGCGGTGGGTTGACCCCGACGGGGCGATGAACCCGGCGGACCCGATCGATAACCTGTTTATGACCGCCGAGAAACTGAAGCGGTTGGGTGATCAGTTTGGCCGGGGCACCCCCGAGCAGTACGCCGCCTACTGGGCCGGCGGCGATCGGGTCAAGTCGATGCTGACCCGGCACCCGGACGACCACGCCGATATCGCGCCGCCGGGGACGTTCAACTTTGTCAACCGGGTCGTGGGACGACCGGAGCCGCACGACGACGGTCAGAAGTCGTCGGATATGCCGGCGTGGATGGCGCGCACCCAGGAGGCAACTGCCGGCGCGGAACAGACCGGTCAGTTGGCTACCGGTGCGCAGATGCAGGATGTGCCACCGGGCAGTCTTGACCCGTGGTGGAAGCGCGGCAGCGATGCGGTGAGAGGCGCCGTGGGGAGCGCGGTGCAGACGGCAGAGCAGTTGCCACAGGCTGTCGGCGCAGCCGTGCAGCCGACGTTGGATCGTGTCGCCCAGGCAAATAAGGACCTCGTGCAGTCTGCGGTGCAAGGCCAGCAAGCCGCCGGCCAGATGGTGCGGGACGCTGCGGGGAACGTGGTCGGGGCCGCGCAGCAGGTGCCGTCGATCATCGAGCAGGCGCCGCAGGCGATTGGCAACGCGATAGCAAAGGCTGCGGAAGTTATCCGCGACCCGGCACAGCTTGGTGCGTTTGCGGCGGATACCGTGCGGCAGGCCGGAACGGCGCTCGCATCGGCGGCGACTGGTGCCGCTGGCGTTGCCCAGCGGGATATCCAGGGCGCGGGCGAAGCGGTGGCTCCGGTAGCGCAGGCGGTTGGCGACTACGCCAGTAAGTTTGTCCAGGGTGCGTCGGGTAATTATGGCGGCGGCGCTGATAACCCGCCACCGGCGGCACCGGCGGCACCGGGTGCGACGGGGACGATGACCGCTGGTGGCGCGCTGCCGTTTCAGCCGTCACCGGCGGCGCCTGCACCGCCGCCGAAGCCAACTGGGCTCATCACGCCAGCGCAAGCAGCGGGACCACCTCCGCCGCCTGCGGCAGCGCCTCAACCTGTGCCCCCTATCGCGCAGGTTGCGCCAATCGTACCAGAAAAGCCGAGCGCGGCGATCGGCGCTCCGCCTACTACCGGTAGTGGTTCCGGTGCCGCTCCTACGAGCCCGCCTGTTGGGGGTGCGGGTTCGCAACCGACGGGGGCGACCACTGGAGGCGCGGCACCATCACCTCCCGCCGCGCCACAAGCCGGCGCCGCACCCGCGTCAGGTGCGGCGCCGGCGGTGGGGGCCAATGCCCCGACCCAACCGCCGATCACCTCGCTCCCCGGCGGGCCGAGCCACATCACGCCAGGGGGTGCGGTGACCGCTGCCGCGAATGGCGGGGCGGACGGGGTGCTGACCTACATCGTCGATCACGGTGCGCCGGGGGCATCCACCGGGCAGAACTGGCGCAACCTTGAGGGTTCGCTTGCGGCGATGATGATCGCCAAGGGTGACATCACGGGTGCGCAGCACGCGCACGAATACGTATACCAGCTCCAGCACGCCGGGATGTTTGAGCATTTGAAGAATGCCTACAACGCGATGCGCGTTGGTGGTGACGTTGGTCTGCGACAGGCGGCGCAAGAGCTTGCGGTCAGCCATAGTTTCGCGACAGACGGCGCGATGGCTGGGTTCCAGATCATCAACGGTAAGCTCTACGTTCAGCGGTTTAGTGAAGACACCCATCAGCCGTTAGGTAAGGCGACAGAGGTTGGCTTAGAGAATATCCGGGGGATGCTGAACATCACGGCTGACCCGAAGACGTTTAACGATGTTCTGAACTCAGAACGGCAGACCAACAATACGCTCGAACACAACCGCGCGACGGAAGGTGAGGCGGTTGAAGAACGACTTTCTAAGGAACGCATCGCCGACATGCGGACGAAAGAGGCCAACACGCGAGCCGAGTTGCAGAGGCAGGCGGCGGATGAACGCGCCAGACTGCAGCGTGAACAAACTATGGGCATCCATCAGGATGAGCAGCGGGCTCAAACCATTGCCGAGTTGAAGGCACAGCGCGCCGCCGCGATAAAGGAAGCTGACGGGGTTTATGGCGATCTCGCGCCGGCGCCTGCAGTTGATGTCACCGGTAGGCAAATGACGCCCGAGCAGCGCCAACAGGCGCAGACGGCTTATGTCGGTGTTCGGACCCACGCGCCCGATATTCCGACACTGATGGCGCAAGAGGTCGCCAAGAGCATGATCGCGCCGCCGGGTACGAAGGGCATCAGGTTCACCGCGACCCCGGCCAAGGATCAGAGCGGCACGCCGCAGATGGTCATTCGGGACTTGCAGGGGAACAACGTCGCTTACATCCCAACTGCCGATTTGCGGTCGTTGTATCCGACTACAGCTCTCACGCCATCACAGCAGCGGGCGACAGGTCAGCCCGCGTCAGGCAGGTAACGATGGCTGCCGCTTACGACGACGACGAAGACGATGAAGACGATTTTGAGGAGACTACGGCGCAGAGCAGCGACGAGACTGATCCCGGTTCGCTTAGGTCCGCGCTGCAACCGGCACAGCCCCAGTACAGCCCCCAAACCGAGCCCACGGCTGAACCCGAGCCGACGCCTGAACCGATAGCGCCGACGCCGGGTGCGGCTCCTGCATCGGAACCGGCGCCGGCGGCGGCTCAACCGGCAGCGCAACCGCCGCTGCAACTGCCCAAAGGGTGGACCGCCGATCCCGACGCCCAGCCGGTTTACATCAATCAGCAGCCGGCGGAGGAACCGGCACCCGAGGCCGGTTACCTATCTTCGGCGTGGGGTGGCTTACTCAAGGGCGGCGCGCAGGAGGTCGAGAAACTCGCCAACCTCACCGCGACGGGGATGCGCAAAGTCGGTAGCTGGACCGATCAGGACTGGGCCAAGAGCGGGGCCGACTGGCTCGACCAATCGACAAAGGGCTTGTCCGAAGCCGCTGCTAAAAATGCTCCAGTCGGTGACCTGTCAGTCAAGGATGCTTGGGACAAGGGTGTCATCGGGCCTTGGATCACCGAGAAGGCTGCCGAGGGCGTCCTGCCATTGGCGGAACTCCTGGCGCTTGGGCGGTTCACAGGCCCGTGGGGGCCGATCGCCTACGGCGCGGCGGTGGGCGCGGATCGGGAAGGGCGCCGCCCCGGCTCGACCCCTGAGAGTATAGGCGCGGCAGCGGCTGAAGGCGGGGTTATGTTCGCCGCGCCGCTTGGCCTGCAGAAGACCACTGAAAATCTCGGTCTCTTTAAGCGCGTCATCGCTAATGTTCTGGGGATGGGCGGGCTTGGCGCGGCTGGCGAGTACACCGCGCCCGTACCCGAGGCGGTCGCCACCGGCACCTACAAGGCACCGACAGGCGAGCAGGTCGCGACGGGTGCGGCTACGGGCGCAGTTCAAGGCGCACCGCTCGCGGCGATGGGCGGACGCCGCGCACCGGAGACCCCGGCGGCGAATGAAGACCCGGCGGTCAAAGCCGCGACCGATGCAGCAGTAAATCCCCAGACCGTGCCAAATGACCAGGCCGTGCCACCCAATACGCGACCGGTGCCGCCTGGTGCTCCGCCAGGTGTCGATCAGCCGATGACCCCTACGGGGATGCCAAGAGTTACAGTTCCGACAGATACTGCGCCGCCGGTCGACACCAACCCGCTGCGCGCACGGCAGCAGGGGCTTGGGCAGGGCTACCAGACAACCCCGTCGGACTTCGCTGCCGGGGGTGCGACGACGACCCCGGCGCCGGATGCAACGGGTCGGGTACGCGGGCTGGGTCCGGCGACGCCGGGTATCGATCCGGCGGCAGAGGCGGCGCTCGCCGCGACGATGCCGCAAGGCCAGGAACCGCCGGCTAATACCCGCCCAGCACCGCCGGGTCCGCCGGCTGGTGTCGATCAGCCGATGACGCCGCCGGGGATGCCGCGTGTCGCGCCAACCGAACCCGCCGCGCCGCCCGCAAACCCGCTGCGCGCACGCCAGGAGGGGCTGGCGCAGGGGCCGACGACGCCAGCGAATTTTGCCGCCGAGGGGACGATCCCGCCGACGCCGCCCGACGTGAACGCGCCGGTGCCGCGTGTGCGCGGGCTTGGCCCGACACCGCCACCGGTGGAAGCGGCAGATCAGGCGCCGCCTAACGAGCGCCCGGTGCCGCCGGGTGCGCCCCCCGGTGTCAATGAGCCGATGGCACCGGGTGGGATGCCGCGCGTGACGCCACCCGAACCGGCTGCGCCAACGGAGCCCGTCAATCCCCTGCGCGAGCGGCAGCGGTTCCCCGAGCAGCCGACGACGCCGGCAGACTTCGAGACCGAGCGGCGCATCCCGACCGCGCCCAGCCCCGAGGAGTTGGAGCCGCCGGGAGGTCGCACGATCCGTCGCTACACAACGGAGCCCGACCACGAAAACCCAGACCAGCATGTGGCGAAGGACGAGGCTGGCAACGTCGTCGCGCTGGGTAGTACGCCCGAGATAGCGGTCGAGATGGCGCGAGCGCGGGAAGCAGCGGAGGCGCGCGAGGCTGCTACTGCTCCCACTACCGTAGTGGAGCCGGCGGCTGCACCGGCTGAACCAGCCCCGGTGGCACCGGCTGAACCAAAGGCATCGGCCAAAGCCAGGGCTAAGGGCGCAAAGATCACCCCCGCCGCTGCCGAGGTGCTCGACAAGGCGGAGGCTAAGCAGGCCGCGCCGGCGCCAGCACCAAAGGCCGCGACCGGCGAGGCGAAGGCAAAGCCTGCCCTCGTGGAGCTTGTCAGGAAAAGCCTGGGCGTCGGGAAGTCCAAGCCGGTCGAGACCACGGCGCAGACCACGCAGCGTGGCGAGACGCCCGCCGAACGTAGCGCGCGGATTGCTCGCGAGGTGAGAGCCGATGAGCGCGAGGCCAAACGTATGCCCGCAACGGCGACACCGGCGACGCGCGGTCTGGAGGATGTCGGCGGGCGTACCGCAGAGGAACAGGTCGAGCGCGTGCCGACAAGGACGCGTGAAGTGCAGACAGTTGCCGAGGCCGAGGGCCGCGAGACCAGCGAGCTGAAGTCCGATCAGCGCGCTGCCTCGACAACGAGCCTCGCGCTCAAGGCAAGCGATCTGCTGCACGACCATCTGGAAGGCCGGCTCAAAGACCCGATGGATATTTACGACCGTTACGGTGAGCCGAACGAAGGACGCGGGGCGCCGCGCAAATACGACACCTTCCTCGACTGGCTGAAGGACCGCATCAAGACCGCCAAAAACCCCAAGGCGATGGAGGCGATCAACCGCGAAGCGGAGGAACTGAGGACCGACAAGACACTGACACCGGGTCAGCGCAACACGTTGATCAAGCGACTGGCTGACCGGCTGCTTACGGAACGCGGCGCGCTCGACAAGATGAAGGCGATGCAGAAGGCGATCGAGATCGGGCTGAAAGAGCGGGCGAAACCGGGCGCGAGCGTCTCAAAATCCACGTCGGCGCTGGACAAGATGAAAGCCGCCATCGCGGCGCGCAAGCGGGGTGACAAACCTGCGCTGATGCCCGACATGCCGACCGATGCTGCGGAAGTTGTTGCAAACGCGCAACGGCATGGGGTGAACGCGCCGATCGCGAAGCGGCTGGTCGAGAGCTATAAGCGGAATGTCGGTTTCGACATTCACGATTTTCTCGATGATGTCCTCACCAACCCGCACGCGATGGCGGACACGCCGCACTTCTATGAGCTGGCGCGGATGCTGAAGAACCTGCCGCGCGGCGCGGTGCGGGTGGCGGAGTGGGGTGTCGCCGGTCAGGACCCGTCGATAAAGGCTGGCGGGTTTTACCTTCACGACCTCATCGGGCTGAAACTTGGTCAGTCAGGCGACGCGTCGCATATCGAGGCGCTGCTGCACGAGGGTACGCACGCCGCGACCTTTCACTTTTTAAGTGATATCGGTGACCGCATCGCGGCGGAGAAAGCCGGCGACACACCTTGGCCGAGGCCGGTGACGCCAGAGGAACGCCGTGTTTACGGCGCGATGCAGGCGTTGCAGCGCGAGCTTAACCGGATGCTCAAGAGCAGCGCGTCGCGCTCAGACATCGAGAATTTCTACACGCACTACGCGGCTCACGGTGGGCCAAGTCCCTTAACCGAGATGCCTACGATGCTGATGACGAACCCGCACGCGCAGGCGTGGGCGCGGCGCACCGCACCGAGCAGGACGCTCAAAGCCGAGCTGACACGCCTCGGCATGGCACCCGAAGAAACGACGACCGTGTGGAGCAGCTTTAAGAACGCGGTCCGCCGGATGTTTGGCGGACGGCCTGGGAGTGACAACGTACTCGAATGGGCGCTGCGCCCTCTTACCGAGAGTGTCGATACTGGGATCAAGTACCGGGCAGAATACCCCGGTGTCTACGGCGAGGAATTTCCTTCACGGGTTGGCAGCGTCGCGGCGGCGTTGCGCGATGCCGAGACGAGGGATACCACAAGCCAGCGTGAGCTGACCCGTCAGACCCGCGAGCGGCTGACCGACGCATTGCCCGATCCCGAGGCGCGGCAGCGGCTGCAGAACTTTGGCGACCGGGTGGCGTACCTGAAGTTCAACAGCACCGACGACCTCAAGACGGCGCTGCGCAGGGCGAAAGGTGACAACCTTAAAACTCTGCGTTCCCTTGGGCTGCCCAGCATGTCCACGTCGTCGATCGCGCAGTATTACCAGCGTGAGGCGCCGTTCGCGGATGGCATTCGTGACCTGCGTGGTAAGATGCAGCGGGCGCAGCAGGAGGTGATCGCGAGGCACGGGGATCAGGTGCGCGACTGGTACAAGCAGTTGAAGAAAGCCGGCAATGATTTTGGTGACTTCCTCAACAATGTGACACTGGCGAAGGCATCGATCGGGCACGCCGATTTCGATGCGCGCAACGCCCACCTCAACGCCGACGAGCTGAAGGTGGCGCAGGGGCTGCAGCAGCAGTACGAGGCGATGCCGCGTCATCAGCAGCAGCTCTATCAGGAGCTGCGGGACTTCTACCTCGAACGCGGCTGGGCCGAGCGGCACGCGGCGGCTGACTACGCGATCGACATGGGCCTGTCGGGTGGCGAACACCCGATCACCGACGAACAGCGCGCCCAGCTCAGGCGCATCCTGCGGTCAAAGACCGAGCTGGATAACCTCCTGCGCAATCCCGACAGCAGCGACTACGCCAGGTCGATGGGCGAAGCCTGGGCTCAGAACGGGGCGATGACCAAGGAAATCCTGCGGATGCACCGCCAGGGGTGGATCGATGGCGACTACTTCCCGCTGCGCCGCTATGGCGACTGGATCGTCACCACGGGCGATCCGCTGAACCCGCAGGAGACCGGGCACGCCGTTCACTTCTTTGAGCGGTCGAGCGAGGCCGAGGCGTTCCGCGACGGGCTTGAGGCTGAAAAGACCGAGCCCGGTCAGCCCCGTATGAAAATCTCGCCGGTCATCCAGAAGGCGACGCACGCCGCCGGCTACGAGGCGCTGCGGGGCGTGCTTCCCGAGCGGATGCTGGCGCAGTTCGAGAGCGCCGCGACCGCGCGGGGGATGAACGAGGAACAGCGGTCAACCGCGCGCGACGCGCTCGCCGGGACGCTGATGCACTACCTGACGCAGAGCCAGGGGGCGCGGCTGAACCTCAAGCGGCGGGGTGTGGCCGGTGCGTCCAGCGACGCCGGCAAGGTGCTGGCGAACGAGCTGACGACCCATGCCGCGCGGATGGGGTTCCTGTCGCACGGCGCCGAGGAGAACATGGCGTTTGGCAACGCCGAGCGGTACGTGAAGAACTTGCAGCAGGCGCGCGCACCGGCGACCGCCGACGAGATCGCCGCCTCGCGCCAGCGGCTCAACGAGGCCGAGGCGAAATTCAAGGCTGGCGATCCGGCATACAGCCGCGCGGAGATCGAGGACCTGCGCCAGCAGCACGCGTGGCTGGAGAAGCCGCCCTCGACCGCTGACCAGAACGCGGCACGGTCGGTGCTCGACGAGCTGAAGGCGCGGCGCGGGCCGATCGACGGCGACGAGAGCACGAAGTGGCTGGGCGCGGGCGCCAGGGGCTTCACTACCGGTAGTTTCATCTACCACCTTATCCGTCCGGCGCAGATGCTCTACCAGACACTCGACGCGCACGCCAACGCGCAGGCGTTCCTGGGCGGGCGGTTCGGGCAGGCGCGCGCGGGTGCCGCGCTGGTGCGGGCACTCAAGGATATCGGGCCGATGGGGGTTGGCGGAACCGTCCGCAACTCGTTCCGCGCCGCACACGGCGCGATGAAGGAGAGCGACTGGCACTTCTCTGACATGTTCGAGAAGAAGCTGGCGACGCTGTTTCAGGGTCCAAATGTGACTAAGGAAGCAGCCGCTGCAAAAGCGAAGGCGCTGATGGACGCGGCGAACGATCGCGGCCTGATCAACATGAGCCAGATGCGCGAGCTGCAGCGCATGTCCAGGCCGGGGGCGTTCCAGTTCGAGAACGAGAAGTTCGCCGTCGGGCGCAATATGATGAACCTGTTCACCGCTGCCAACCACGGCACCGATGCGACCAACCGCATGGCGATCCTCAAGGCGGGGTATGACCTGGGGATGCGCGAGCACGGCAACGAGGCGCGGGCGATCAAGGAAGCGGTCGATCTCGCCGAGCGGTCGATGCCTAACTTCAGCTACTGGAATAAACCCCGGATCGCCACCGAGCGCAGCCCGCTGATGCGCGGCAACCCGTTTATCGCCTTGCCGATGCAGTACAAAATCTACGGGCTCAACATGTACGGCACGATGGCGTCGCTGGTGAAGCAGGCAGTGACCCGCCCCGAGGAGCGGGCGCAGGCGGTCAAGACGCTCGCCGGCCTGTTCGCGACGCACTCGCTGCTGGTCGGGGCGACAGCCAATGCTTTTGGTGTCCCGATCAACCTGATGACCGGTATCTGGGACTACATCACCGGCAAGCCGGGGCCGCACGATTACGAGACGGACCTGCGCCGCTGGATGACCTCGACGATGGGCGAGCCGGCGAGCACGTTCCTCTCGCGCGGCGCGCTGGGCTCGCTGGGGCTCGACGCCCACCGCTCGCTCAAGCTGAGCAACATGATCGACGTGCCCGAGATTGCGAGCTTTGACCGCCAGGGGGTGACGGCGGCGCTGGCCCAAGCGGCGGTGGGTTCGTCCGGCGAGCTGTCGGAGCAGATCGTGCAGGGGTTCCACCACTTGTTCCAGGGCAACATCCAGCGGGGCGCAATCGAGTTAGCGCCGCGCATGGTGGCCGACGTGGTGAAAGCGGTTGACCTCAGTCACAAGGGGCTGACCGACACCCACGGCAATCCGATCCTGCGGCCCGATCAGATCGCCGCGTCGACGCCGATCCTCAAGGCACTGGGCGTCAGCCCGATGCAGACCGCGCACGCCTACGACCAGCGGGCGGCGATCAACGAGTTTGAGAAGGAAGTCGATACGGCGCGCCAGGTCGCGCTCGACAAGTTTGTCCAGGGCGACGGCAGCGCCGTCCGTGCCTACAACATGAACCGGGGCGTCGGGTATCCGCCGATCAGCCTCGACGACCTGAAGAATGCCCGCGCGCGCTGGCTTAACCGGGCGAAGACGCCGCAGACCCTTGGGCTCGCCGTGTCGAAGCGGATGCTGCCGGGGGCTGTCTCGGCGGGGCAGTTCTGAGTTGCCGTGGATGGGCGTAACGACGCTGGACCCAGCGTCCGACCTGAAACGCGGACAGTCGCTATCCGCGACGGCACCTAGTGGAGGAGGTTGACTATGCCATTGAAGAAGGGTTCGTCCCGCGAAACCATCTCCTCGAATATCAAGACCGAAATTGCCGCCGGCAGGCCGCAGAAGCAGGCCGTTGCCATCGCATTAAACACGGCTGGCAAGAGCCGCCCCTCGGGTGGTAGAAAGAAGTAGCCCTACCTCGGGCGAGAACCCCTAAAGAAGCGCGAGCCCTGTTGGCAGCGCGAACCCAGCTACAGGCGCGAGCCCCGGAGGAGGTGCCAACCCCCGTAACAAAGGTTGACACCCCCCCGACTATGGACGCACGATCTTGACGACGATGCGTAAGATCAATACGATCCTCAGCCGGAACCGCCGATGCTTTGCCATCGTCAGTTCCTCCGAAGGTGCCGGATGGTCCACCCATCCGGCATTTCCTTTTTAGCACATATGCCTGACGATCGCCCCGATCAAAAGTTGACCCTCGACGAGCAGATCGAGCGCGCTTACTGCGCCCAATATATGCGTCGGGTGGTCGAGGCTGAGCTGGACCCGACAAACTTTACCAAGGCGATGCGTGAGGGCAAGCGGCGGCAGCCATCGCCGAGGGCGCTGCCCACGGGTTGACTTTACCCGCCGCAGGTTGCATATGGGAAAGCGGAGCCTACAAACTCCCACGACGGACCCGGCTTGGGTTCGCGTCGCAATTCGGTGAAGCGTGCCCACGGCTGGCTACTTAGGTGACACTAACGCACCTTTGCCGTGGGCGCGACCGGCCAGCTATGCCGGGAGTGTCACGGCTATACAAGAACCTTCGGGTGAAGGTCGCGGCGCACGTTTTCACCGACGTGTTTGTAGGCTCCCGGTACCAGGGTCTTCCCGGTAACTAAGGGTCTATTACCGGTACAAATTCCGTTGACATCCGTGAACCTACGATAGTTATAATAACGCTAAGAAACAACGGGAGGCGGCAGTGGTGTTATCGCCGTTGGCGATCCACCTCGCCAACGTATCGCCGGGACGGCTCAGTAACGGAACACGTCTCCGTGTTTTGACGCTGGCGCGCTGGGCGCTCGAAATCCTCATCATCGCTGTGCTGGTTTTAGCGGCCCACTACGGGTAGTGGCTGGCCCATAACAAACATCTGAACAGGAGGTGAAAGTGCCCCATACTATCGATGTGTATGTTGGGCAACGTATTCGGATAAAGCGGTCACTCTTACAGCTCTCGCAAGAAGAACTAGCCCGCCAGTTAGGGATAACGTTTCAACAGGTTCAGAAATATGAGAGAGGAACTAACCGGGTCAGCGCCTCGCGCCTGTTCGAGATTGCGGCAGTGCTTAACGAACCTGTGAATTTCTTTTTTCCGGAGGCCCACCGCGATGATGATGTCTACGATCTCGTTGACGACCAGCAAATGGTAAGTTTGCTGCGCAGCTTTGCTACGATCGGCAGCCCCCTGATCCGCAAGAAAGTGGTCAACCTCATTATCGCGATGGCCGGTGTGCTTCCCGGTAGTGTTTAAACACGTCGTCAACCCTGACGCCGCATGCGCGGCAGAACCCGACTTTGGCATGGTAGGTCGAGTGCTCAGCGTAAGCCGGTGCCGCCGAGGTTAGGTGGTGGTGACCGTTAGCGAACGGTGCCCCCGGCGGGCCGGTGAAGCCAATCCGCTCCGTGACCATTTTGCTCAGCACGTCGTTGACCGTGCGGCCAAGGATGTGGGCGGTGTCGCGCAGGCTAACCCCGCTCACGGCGTAGCGGTGCAGTGCCGCTACGTCTTCCTGGCTCCAGCGCATGTCACGCCGCCAGCGACTGGATGTACTCGATGGGCGACGTGGTGATCAGTCGCTTCTTGCCGGCTTTGACCGAGGCGATCGTACCGGCATTGATGAGGATGTAGACGTAGGTCTTCGACAGGCTGGTTTGTTCAGCCCAATCGCGAACGGTCCAGGCGACAATCGGGGGGGTTGTCATAGTAGGACCCTCATAAGATCGGGTGCTCATATAAGAGCACCCGTGGTCTATGGTCAACGATCATGCACAGCAGTACGCATCCCAGGCTTTCATCAAGGGGATACGCCGCTCCAGCAGGTCGCTGCGCATGTAGGCCCGCGACGCCTTGTTGCCCACCTTGTGGCCGATGGCTAGCTCGCAGGTTTCCCAATCAGCGAGCCCGACTTGCTCCCCGGCCCAGTCGCGGAAAGTCGAGCGGAAACCGTGGATGGTGATCTTATAGTCCACCAATGGGTAGCACACGGCGGGTAACACACCGTCGTTGATTGGCCTATCGCCTGCGTAGAAGCCTGGAAGTATGTAGCTGTTGCGTCGCTCTGTAGCGAGGATATCGAGAACTCCCCGCATCCGCTCGGTGATCGGGACGCGAAAATGTTTGAGAGGCGTACCCTCAAGCAGCTTCTTTAAGCCTCGCGTATCCTTGGGGATGTTCCATAATTCGCCGGTTAGATCAAAGTCGTCCCACTTCGCATTGCGCACGACGCTCACCCGCATCCCCGAGAGCATCACCAGCTCAGCGCCTCGCGCAGCCATGTGGTCAACCTCGCGCAAGCGCGTCATGAACGCCGGGGCGTCGGCGGGCTCTAGGCGGGCATAGTTCTCCGTGCTGGGTTTGACCAGTTTCGTGTCGATGCGATCTACCGGATTGATGAGGACGTAATCGTTATTCGCTGCGTAGCGGAACATTCGGTTCAACAGGTCACGCACCCGCCGTGGTACGTCCTTGTGTTTCGCTTTCAGTGACAGAAGGTGGTCACGAAGTTGTAGAGGGGTGATCGACCGAATGGGGAGTAACCCGAACTTTGGTAAGATGTGGAGTTCCGCTACTCGACAGCAGGTGCTCCTGTGGAGATAGCTGGTCTCGCCCAACAGTAGTTCTTTTGACCATTCTCGCCAGACTTCCTCGACTGTCCGCGCTTCGACTACTGCGACAGAATTTGCTCGCCGGCTGGCTTCCTTCTCAGCTTTGCGCTGAGCAATCGGGTCGCTGCCCCGGCGCAGGAGCTTCCTCGCGTCGTTACGGGCTTCGCGTGCGTCCGCTAGCGTTACGTCGCGCAGCGAACCCAGCCCCATCTCGCGGGTCTTGCCGCCCGACGGGTAACGGTACATCCACGACTTAGCATTCTGATTAGTGATCTGCAGATAGAGCCCACCGCCATCGGCGTAGAGACCTGGGTTCCTCAGGTTCCTGACTTCTCTATCGGTCAAACGGTTGTGCTTAATCACTGGCATGTTGAGCCTCTTTCGATACCCACGAACCTACCCACGCCAGATAGCCGCTACCCACAAAAGCAAGCATTTTTTTATGCTCGCTTAGTGGGTCCCGCTAAAAACCCATAACCTACCCCACGATAAGTTGCTGGTTTTGGGTGAACGTCCGTGGTCTATGGTGAACTATGGTTGTCGCCTAAGCGACTGGACTATAACAGCTTTGTGGTCTGCGGTGTTATACTATCGTCATCCTTCGGTTGCCTATCGAATACTCGCCGATTGATGTAATATCAATGGCTTACCCATAAATCCTAATACAACCCAAGGTAAAATCCAAGAATAATTTTTAAGGGCTATTTGGCGGCTGCTTCGTAGGCCGGGGGCGGATCGGAATGACGTTGGTTCCAGCCGGCACTACCGTAGTGGGAACCCCATTGAGGATGTGGATAAGGTCGGGGTGGTTCAGGTCCAGCTCGACGTAGTTCACCCTGCCGTTGGTGCGCCAACGATCACCCGCGCCGATCATGCCGCGCAGCGTCGGCCCGACTGCGCCATCCGCTTGCCAGCTCTCGTGCATCAGGCGGAAGACCACCATAGGCGATTTACCTTGCTTATAGAGCCATACCTTGAACACGTCCTTGTCAAAGCGCAGCTTGCCGTCGTGGGTAGCAATCTGCGTGCAAGGTGCGTCGCGCGCGACGCCGTGCGGATACCGCCCACGGGGATCGTTGCCATGCGGACTAGCCCCCGGCTTCGTCTTGATTTCCTCGGTGACGATCAATCCGTTCTGGTGCGCAACGAGGTATTCGTCGAGCACGTCGGTCAGCCGGATGCCGTCCTTACCGGGCTCGATCTCGGTGCGCTCCTGGCGTGATGTGGTGATCGCCCGCGCGAGGACGCGCACGATGCCGGGAACATCGAACGTCGGGACTAGGCCAAGCTGCCGCGCGATGGCGGCACCGGCGACGATGCTTTTTGCCATGCTTAGATGAAAGCGTTCCTCCGGTCCGTAGGACCCGATCGCGTTGACGATGATGATGCCGGCCTTATCAAGCAGCGCCTTTACCTGCGGCTGGTGGGTCGCGATATACTGCGCGTACACCCGACCTGCGTGTCCGTAGTTGTGCCTGAGCGGGGCTATGCGCGTCTCGGCCTGCGGGTCGCCGGCGTACTTGTGGGTCAGCTCGATCTCCAGCACACGCAGCAGCGTCGCGGACCTGTAAGTATGTTGGGCGGCGATCAGCTCGGTGATGCTGGCGTTCGCCGCCAGGGCGTAGATCGTCTCCCAGGTCCCTTGCTCGCGCATACGGATGTCGCTCGTCAGCCGCCCCTTCTCGCGGCCTTGGGTGAGGGTATGCAACAACTCGAACGCTTTTTCATAGCTGTCCTTATTGACCATCGCCTCATCCCAATACTGCGGAAGCGAGCGCGTCTGGCCGAGGCTTGCCATCTTGAAGTTCTCGGTGTCGGACAGCGACATGAGGTTTGTGAACTCGCTCCACACCGTCGTGCTGACGCGGAAGACGGAGGTTTTGCCGACGCCCGAGCGCCCGTTGAACGCGATGCAGCCGCCGGTCCCGCCGGCAAGTTCCATCAGCGGCGCACCGAACGACAGCGCCAGGGCGACGTGCAGCTCCGGTACGCTGTCGATGACAAAGGCCGCGATGTCGCGCCACACGTCGAGCTTACCGACAGGCGTGTAGCGCGCCATCAGAACCTGATCGGCGCCGGCGGTATTATGCTCGACGCCATCGTGATTGTAGAAGCATCCACCGACAGCGAACCCGTCGTACTGGGCGTTGTGCAGCCAGCCGAATGTCGGGAGCGCCGCACGCGCCGCGCACGCGCCCATCAGCTTTTCGATCCATCCCATCAGCATCCTCGTAACGTTGAGCCAGTTGTCCCCCGAAACCAGTAAGCCTCGCTTGGCAATCTCGGCGCACCGCCGGTCAGTCAGCTCGGACCATAAGACATGCAGGTTGTCGATGACCCTGCCACCCGGCTCGGCGTAATCAAACGCGATGCGCTTGTCGCCTCCGACATACTCGACGCGCGGCCCCCTGATGTCGCCGGCTAGGAGCCGGTGCCATTGTTTATCCCGGTAGACCTCGAACCCGTCAGTGCTGCGCCGGTATCCGTCCGGCGGTTCGTCGGGGCTGACGATCGCCTGCGCGGTCGCGAGCCCCAGCGTGAATGGGCTCTTGCCCTGCTGGTGCAGCGGGCAGCCGGTGCAGACGCCGGAGCGCTCGGTGTCGAAGTAAGCGCAGGTCGTCGCGCCGAAATTTTTGCGCTGGTGTTCCTGATCGATCCGGTCGAACTCGGCATCGGTGTCGTCAGGTTTGTAGTCAGTATGCTGCTCGCCGAGCTTGTGAGCCCAGTCGCGCCCGTCTTCACAAAAGAAGGCGAGGGTGAGCATCCCGCGCCAAAGCTGCCGCCCGTCATGCTCGCCACCCTCGGCCAGCGAGCGCGCCACCTGGGCGCAGCGCTGCGAGATCACGGCGAAGTCGCGCGGCGCTGCCGTGAGCCCCGCCTTGGCGTTCGCCGCCATCGAGGTTGCGGCCCGCTGGAACGCCGTCGCCGGTCGGCCACTACCGGTAGTTGGAGCCCAACCCAAGCTTCTCAATAAATCGTTGCGATCATAATCCGGCGCCGGTTTGGAGATCATTAAACAGGGCGCCGGGTTAGCGGGGATTTTGTAGTTGAAGGTCTCGATCGGGCGCAGGATGCGCGCCGCGTCGGCAACCACGCTGGCATCGCCCTTGACCCCGTGCGCGATGAGCGCGGCCTTGAGCGTCTCGGCGTGCGGCTGCCACTCGTCGCGCGTCATCGGCGGGTCGAACGTCCAATAGAGATGCACGCCATATCCCGATCTGACCCACACGTTAGGCAGCAGGATGCCGGTCGCCTTGCACATGGCGGCGACGCTGGCCTTCAGCTCGTTGAGGTCCTTAGATGCCTTGGCCGGGTCCGTCTTGCCGCCGCCAATTAAATCGGCGTCGAACCAGAACGCCCGCAACGCTTCGGCGTTTATCTGGAGACGGCGCTTCTTGGTGAAGGACGCGACGGCGAACCAAACATCGAACCCCTCGCTTGATTTCTGTTCACAGAAATCGGCGGCAAGCTGGATGTCGGTGCGGGAAAACGAGGTTTCAAAAAAACGCGCGGGCTTACGTTGATACGCAACGACAATGTAACGGCCCGGCGGTATTATTCGATCAAGAAAACTGCTCAGAGGTGTCATACCAACCTCGTGCAGACAAAGAGGGCGCGGCGGGCACCGCGCCCTCTTATTTTGGGTTAAGCCGGGATGTCGGTCAGGAGATCATCGATCGCGCTCTCCAGATCGGGCGGTGCAGCGGCGGGCGGCTGCGCTGCTGACCCGCGCGGGCGTCCGCGCCCGTTGGCTTTTGGTGCAGCCGCCGGCTGCACCGGGCGTGTCGCCGCCGCGAACGGGTTGACCCTGCCCCGCGCCGCCGGCTCGGGCTCGGGCTCAGGTTCGGGCTCCGGTGGAGGCGGAGGCGGATCGGGTTCCTGCACAGGCGGGGGCTCGGGCTCTCCACCACCGCCACTGGCGACGCGGCGCGGCATCCGCAGGACCGTCGCCGGTTTACCGGGGATGTCAGCGTCCGCCGCCGGTGCGGCTGCCGATGCGGTAGGGCCGGCATCGTTCAGCAGGCGATCGATCAGCGGGCTCTCCATCGCCGCGAGTACGTCCGCCGCCTGAGCCTCATCGAGATACCCTAGCGCGGTGAAGTCTATCTTAGGGTATGCCACCTCGGGATCGAAGGTTAGGCGGGTGCCCACCCATGGCACGTCGGCGCCCTTGCGCGACAGGAAGTCGGCGTAGTTGGCGAGATTGGGCAGTGACGTTGGCGGGATGCGCAGCAGCATCGGCCCGCCCAGGCTCTCGTTGAGGATGTCACCCAACGGAACGATCGCGATCCGCCGGCTGTCCTGGCACGACTTGGCGCGCTTGCCGGCGTCGGTGATGCGCGAACCCCACTGGTTATGAGCACAGTTGCCGCAAGTGGGGTTCTGCTTCTTGGGTGCGCCGGCGTCGGGGGTGACACCATCGAGCGAGAAACAATCCGGCGCACTATCGTCACCTTCGACGTAGGCGCGGGCATAATAAATCTTGCTGATCGACGGAGCGACACCGACGATCACCACGTCCAGCTCGGGCATCGGACGGTTCTGCGCGTCGCGCAGCAGCGTCTCCTCGCCCCGGTGTTTGAGCCGCCACGACCGGCCCTTGTAGCCAACGACAGCGAACGAGGCTTGCACCCCGGCGCGGGCGTTGTCGAGCATACCTGAGCTTTGGCGACCCTTGAACGCGGCAGGTGCGTGACCGTCCAGAGGAATAAGCGAACTCATGGGGGAGCCTCATGTTTGAAAGTATGAGACTGTTACTTTCACCTATGCGGAGCGGACGCGCAAGACCGTTGCCTGGGAAATCTTCACACCGGGGATCGGTTTTTTGGTTTCTTCGAGCACTTCTAAACTGGCGTTCTTCGCGACGCGAGCTTCGAGCAAATCCCACAACTCATGCTCGCGGATAAAGTCCAGCGTCCGTTCCCAGTTCTCGACCGTGACGCTGGTGCTGGTTTGCTTAAAGGCCGTGCCGGCGGGGCCGTTCACGCTGTCGAGCTTGGTCGCGTGCAGGTGCCGCATCAGCTCGGTTTCCAGTTGCTGCATCATGTTGATGTAGGGCTCCAGCTCCTTGACGTGCTTGCCCTTAATCTCCGCCGATTTATTGCGCAGCTTGATGTACTTCTCGATCATGTCCGCTGGCGTCATTCGCGGCTCCATTGCTTGATATTGTAGGGGGTGAGGTAGGCGAAGTTGATCCGCTTGTCTGGGGGATCGTCCCACCACAAGCGGGCGATCTCGTAGTTATCGCGTGCGCCCTCGAAGGGGTTCTCGATCCGGTCGATCACCCCGGCGTGTCCGCGCCAGGGTGAGTGATCTCCGGTAGACCC